CTAATGGTTCTTACAATAAAGTTCTTAAACAGTCAGCAGCCACAGGTACGACTGCAAATGCGTATGGTACATACTCTGAAGTCGAAATAGATGAAGGTGCTGGAAATATTAGCACTGCTTATGGCGTTCTTTCTCGTATCGATAACGACCGTACTACTTCTCCCACAACGGCTATTGGCAATGCTATTCTTTTCTACGGTGATTACCAAGGTACGCTGCCCGGAACTTCATGGGGTGTTTATATACCGACTTCAGGCATTAAGCATCAGATGAGTGGTTTCGCCATTGAAACAGATGGCACATTGAATGTTAGTGCGGTTACTAACTATGAAAACTTAGTTACTGCTGATGATGACATCCCAAATAAGAAGTATGTGGATGATGCTATTACTGCTGGTAATGGCCTAATTACATTAGGCACAGAGCAGGCTTCAACATCAGGAACATCTATAGACTTCACTATTCCAGCAAACGTTAAGTGCATAAAGGTCATGTTTTCAGGCGTTTCTACCAGTGGAACAAGCGATCTCCTTTTACAGGTCGGCACATCAAGTACGCCGCAAACCAGCGGATATACAGCAAGTTCCATTATTTTTGGTGCTACTACACTGGCGACTGCTTCATCTACAGCGGGCTTTAATGTTTATATAAATAATGCAGGTGATACTCATTCAGGGCATTTTGAGCTATGTTTGGAAGATGGCACCAACCATGTCTGGACCTGTACCGGTATGCTTGGAAACGGTAATACTAAATTCCACCAGACAGCAGGTGGCCACAGTGGGTTATCTGGCGCTATTGATATCGTTAGAATTACCACGGTCAACGGCACAGATACCTTTGACGCTGGCGCAATTAACATCCAATACGAGTTGTAATTCCAATGAAACTATTCACTAATAGGAGAATAAAATGGCAAGAACACTAAGCGCTCCGGTAACAGAGCAAACAATTACTAAGCAGGTAATCACCAAGATTTCCGTCGATCTCGCGTTCACCCAAAGCGGCTCGATTAATCTTGCAGAAAGTCAGATGAGCTATCGCGTAATGAATCTTCCTGAAAATCAGGAAAACGGATACCGTGTTGTGCCTGGCGACGAGATCCCGGATGCAATGAAGACGGCTGTTCGCGGTGTACTGAATCTGTGCTATATCGATGCAGATGCTCAAGGGTTGCTAAACCCTGGTACTGACGGCGACGATATCTAAATAGATGGCATTCGGTTACTTAGGCTACGGTGCCCTAGCCTACGGGCCGAATGTCCCAGAAGCGACGACACCGGTAGAGCCGCCACCAGGCGCTGGTGTTGGTCATGGCGCAGTCAACTGGGCGTGGGGTCTGCCCTGCGTAACCGAATATTACACCAATGGCTGGGTAGGCTGTGGTGATATTCCAGTAGAAGAAGTCATCGAGGCCAGACATGGTGGGCGCCGATTCCCATTCGTTCATCGTGAATACTATCCAATCACTGACGAAGCACTCAGAAAAGAACAACTAATGCGTGAAGACGACGAATTATTGTCTATCATTGCAGCAGCAATACAAACGAGGATTATTCAATGAGTACGCTCAACCAGTGCCTGAAGAAAGCGAAAGATCTGAAACCTGAATACAAGGAGCAGATCCAGTCTCTTGCCGAGGAATATCAGCAGGACGGGCTGACGCGGACAGAGGCTGGCATGCGAGCGATTGATGATACCATCGTGCAGGCAGTCGAGGACTTCAACACCTTGGCGGGAAGGATTCGTGATAAAGGCGGCGTCATTGAAGATATGGTGATGCCTGAAGTGACTGAGGCAGCGCCTGTCGAGGACGAGGTGGTCACTGCAGATGATCTGTTTGATGGCACCATCAAGGATCTAGGCTCTGAATATCAGATTCAGGTACCAGAGTCTACCAGGCTGACTGAAGAGTTTATCGACAAGCAGGCCCGTGATCTGGACCTGATGACCGTAGAGGAAAGTAAAACAGGCTACGAGGCTTCCGTAACCACCCAGCATGTGGATAGCCGTGTGGAAAAACGCCACTGGGCAAAGGCTGCCAGCCCGGAACTAAAGGAAAGACTCAAGGCTCACAGAACCACCCCATGGGCACGCGAAGTAAAGCGCAGCCTGATCTACCGCATGGAGATCATCGATGTCGCTGAAGGCAAGATCAAAGCCGAAGACGCCAAGTCTCTGAATAAAACGCTGGCAAACATGCTTGAGCAGCACGGCTGGGAAGGCGGCTGGCGTTATCTGGAAAAAAACAAGATTCTAGGCAAGGCTGGCAAACCACAATTCACAGTGAATTCCTCCTTGCAGAACTGCGATCCATCCAAGGCCTGTGCGAAATTCTGTTATGCAACAGCTGGTCGTCACATCTGGCCAGCTTCCAAGGCCAAGGCCGAGCTGGTCGATCTGATGACGCAGCGCGATCCCGTGCGTGCCGCCAACATGGCAGCTGAAGAATTCAAATCTTCAGAAGATGGCGTCGGGGCTGCATGGAAAACAACAGCACTGCGCATGTTCGATATCGGTGACGGCACAGACGCTCACCAAGAAATGATCACCCAGCTGAACCGGAAAAATATCCGGACCCATGTGTTCTCGAAGAAACCTGAATTCCTTCAGAAAGTGGATGCTCGCAACACCAGACTGTTATCTATCGATGACAGTAATGTTGACCTGGCAGCTGGCAATGATCTGCCGCTGGCTATTAACCTGAATGGTGGTCGTGAAGAAAAGTTGATGCATGATCAGCCTGAACGGGTGCAGGTTGTGCTGCCAGTTTATGGCGACAAGAATTTTGGTGCCTCCAATGAAGTCATTGAAGACATCCCGATAATTGTAAAAGATAAAGTCTGTCCTGTTGACTCCGGTCAAAAGAAACGCTGGAACTGCTTGAAATGTGATAAAGGCAGGGGTATAGGTTGTTTTAGTGGGCAGATAACTTTCAATGGTCACTTCACTGGCGCCGAGGGTGTTAAGCGTGACATCAACGACGTGATTAGAAGGCTGGACTCACAGGAGAAACTATCAAATGCCGAAGCAGAACAAATCGATGGACTATTACAGGCACTTCAGTCCAGACTGGACTCCAAGCGAGAAAGCAGAGCTGCGGAAACTTATGAAGAGAGCCAGGTTGATGCAGAAGGAACGGAAGGAAAGGTCCGCGAAACTGTAGAGTCTGAGTTCAAGTATGAAGTTGACCCTGAAAAACAAACCGACGCTGACAATCGTGCCAGACAGCAAGCCGAAGGACTGGTTTCTCTATGGAGTGCGAGATCGGGTACCATACTCGCCAATCAAATTGCTGCCGACTTCAAAGACCGGGGAACCACCAAGCTCACCGGACAAGTCGTAAGGAATCACCAAGAGCTGGCGGATCTGGCGGAAATATACCGCAACCCATCTGTCGAAACATTCCGAGTATTCTACACCAAGGGCGATCAGATCGTAGGTCAGACCGGCTTGACATCGCGCATGCCAGGTGTTGTGCAGATCTTCAATAACAAAGAACACAAAGAGCAGGTATTAGCTGATATCCGGGCCCAAATGAAAACGCTGGAAGCTGACGGTTTCTGGATGCAGCACAATCACCCATCCGGAAATCCGGACGCGTCTTCTGCTGATATCGGAATCACTGGCGTCTTCCAGACTGAGCTCAAAGGATTCAAAGGCCATGTCATTATCAATGGCAACACCTACGGATTCATTGATGAGAATGGCACCAAGAGTGTAATCAGCAAGCGCATTCCGAAAGACTCCTACGAAGTCGGCAAGAACCCAACCAAGGATCACCCGCTGCTGGGTTATACGATCAACAGCCCAGATACACTGGCGGCCTTCGCCAAAGAGCTGCGTGATAACCATAAAGGTCAGATGCAGCTGGTCAGCATCAACCGTAATGGTGTGGCCGGCATTCTATCTATCCCAGCTATGGATCTGTATGCAGAGCAGAACAAGATGCGCAAGCGCCGTAAACTGCTGGCCGAGGCGAGAGCTTTTTCCAGGCAGACTGGTGCGGGTGAAATGTTCTTGGTCAATGTTCCTACTGCACTTGAGTCACTCGCCCAAGCCGCTGTGAAAAATGGCGTGGTCATTGATGCGCTGATGGCTGACCAGTGGACTTCTCCATTCTCGCTGGTCATGAAGGGCGCCGAGAAGAAATACACCGTCCGTGAAAAATCCTACACCGTTGAAGAAGAGTCTTCCAATTACAGCACAGAGCAAACCGGCTTCGATGATACGTTCACCACTGGCGACAAGCTGAAGACGCTTTTCTACAATCGATTCCATGCATTGAGCAAGGTTCAGGAGGCCGCCAAAGAGGCAAATCCTGATACCGTAGATGTCGAGCGCACTGTCACGCTTTACCCTGGCGCAACCCGTGCGGTTATCGAGGATTTCGAGCAGGCATACGTTGAACCACTGGCGGACGCAATCAAGGCTACCGGGATGTCGTTCGAGGATGTAGGAAAATACCTACACGCCAGACATGCTGAAGAGGCCAATGAAGTGCTGCGCTTCAGGAACCCTACCCAGCAGGAAAAAGACGAACGCATCGCGCAGACTACCGAGGAAATATCAGTTGTAGAGGCTGATATGGCCCAGCTGCGCGAGGCCGGCGCTACCGCAAGATCTCCGCAGATGGCTAATCTGGAAGGCGAACACGCAAGACTTACCAGGCTATTGGCTGACATCGAGGCTATGGAGGTTACCGACCGTCCGAACAAGGCGCTGTCCGGTATGTCAAACGAAGAAGCTGCAGGGATCCTGATACGCTATGGCAACAACAACAAGCTGCGCCGTGTTGCTGAGATTGTCGATGAGGTCAGCAATAGGCACGTCAACCAACTGGTAGCCGATGAGCTGCTGACTGAAGAAGAAGCAATGGCATGGCGTCAAAACTACAGATACTACGTTCCATTGAACCGTAAAGATGTTGCTGGTGATATGCCAGGCAGGGGTCGCGGTTTCGATATGCGCGGAAAACCAAGCAAGATCAGGGGCGGCTCTGAAAAGACTGTGGACTATAAAAATATGATCGCGCATCTGGTGGGTAATGCGCAGGCTGGTATCGTCCGTGGCCAAAAGAACAAGATTGCTCAGGATATGTATCGTTTCGTGGTCGAAAATCCTGATGACAATATGTGGTCAGTTGTTGATAAGCCGGAAGATATTTATCTCGATAAACTGGGAGTGGCCAAGCGCCGCGAGAATATGCTTGATGACCAGTTGATGGCTGTTAAATTCAACGGCGTGAATCAGTACATCTGGTTCAAGAGCGACAATGAGCATGCCGAACGCATCGCCACTGCCATGAAGAATCTGAACATGGATCAGGGCAATCGACTGATTAACTTCCTGATGATGATCAATAGATACCTGTCGGCAATCAATACCAGTCTTTCTCCGGAATTCGTTATATCAAACTTCTTCCGTGATGTGCAGACCGCTGGATATAACCTGACGGACACAGACGTAAATAACATGGAGCTGACCACCATGGCCAGAGCGCCAAAGGCGCTGCGAGCTATTCGTAGCGTGCTGCGTGGTGACGGAACCGCTGAGTATGCCGATGACTTCAGGGAGTTCCGAAAACTTGGCGGCATGACGGGCTGGCTGCAGAGCCATGAAGATATCGATTCACTAATGAAGAGCATTGAATCGAATCTGCGTCGTCGCACGAAGCCTGGCGCGAAACAATTCTTCGATATGCTCAAGTGGATCGAGGACTACAACACGATTGTAGAAAACGGTATCAGGCTATCGACCTTTATCTCTGCCAAGGAGCATGGACTAAGCGCCAAAGAAGCCGCCAGGATTTCTAAAGAGATCACCGTGGACTTCAACAGGAAAGGCGAATGGGGCATGGTCCTTAACTCTGCCTACCTGTTCTATAACGCATCCATACAGGGCACTGTGCGCATGCTGCGGGCTATTTTCGCCAAGGGCAACTGGAAGCTGCGCGGTATGTTGCTCGCTACCGTAGGCTTTGCGACAGCGCTGGACATGCTAAACAGGGCTCTGGGTCAGGATGATGATGACGAAGAGTCAAAATACGACAAGATCCCAGACCATGTGAAAGAGCGTAACCTGATCATCATGGATCCAACCGGTACCTTTGACGATGGCTATGCCAAGATACCACTGCCATGGGGCTACAATATATTCCATGTTCTGGGTCAGGAGATCGGTAAGGCAACTGATGCCGCACGCGGTAACATTGATGGATACTCTGTAGCAGAATCTGCTGGTAGAGTTTTCTCTGCTTCGCTGCAAGCCTTTAACCCGATACAGGATGGCTCATTCCTGCAAACTCTGACGCCAACCATCGCGGATCCGATTACTAAGATATCAGAGAACAAAGACTGGCACGGCGGACCGCTTTACCCGGACTACAACAAGAGCCAGCCAGATCACACGAAGTTCTATCAGAATGTTCCAGAGGAATATAAGACCTTCACTAAATGGCTGGCAGAAATCACCAAGAACCCTGGTACCCAGAAGTCACTGATCGACTGGTCGCCTGAGTGGGTGGACATGATTGCAGATACATTGACCGGTGCTGCTGGTCGCGTTGCTGTGGATAGTGGCAGGTTTATATATAACGCAGCAACTCAAGGTCCAGAAATGGAATGGCGCGACATTCCTATTGCCAGGAAAGTTATCGGCGAGGTCGGTCCTTCTGATCGCAAGCGCTCATTCTATGATGCCTTCTACGAGATCGAGGATGTGAAGGCAGCTGTGAACCGGGCCAAGAGCGAAGGCGATAATACGCAGGTCAGAAAGATTTTTGACGACATCAAGCAGCGTCGCAAACTATTCGGGACAAACAAGCTCACCAAGAGTCAGCTGAACAAACTGAAAAAACAGAAGAAGAATGCCATCAAGAAGGACCGCGACGATCTGGTCAGACGAATTGAAGAGCAGGAGCTGAAGATCATGGACCGGTATATGGAAACATATCGCGAGGTAATGTATCAGTGATTTGACAGGTAATCCCAGACGGCTGCGATCAGCCCGGCAATACCTACAAAGCACAGCCATAAGAACAAAATATCCATAAGGGGAATTATAACATGGACATTTACCCGCCATTACGCGGCTGCGACAAGTGGGGCTGCGGGCACTTCGGTGCTTCTCGCGGCGGACGGCTTCATGATGGCGTCGATGTGGCCTGCTATAAAGGCAGCACGATCCGTTGCGTCGTTGGCGGCAAGGTCACACGCATTGGTTTCCCGTATAGTCAGGATAACGAAGAGCGGAAACACTACCGCCTGGTAGAGATCAAAGATGATAAGGGAAAAATATGGCGCTACTTGTATATGGATCCGCTTGTGGAAGCTGGCCAATCTGTCTTTACTGGGCAGCCTATTGGGGTTTCTCAGGGTATTAATGAGGTTTACCCCGGCATGATCGACCATGTGCATATCGATTGTGAAGTCGATGGCGCAAAGATCGATCCTACCTTAATGATATTTGGCTCTGAACCACACGAAGTTAATCTTATTTAGGATCTTCGTGACATAACGCCTCGTAGGTTTTTTTGAAGATGCCGGGCTTGCAGGGATAGATCTCACCCTCTACACCCTTAATGATGTAGTCACCCTCGTCTGCCGTCATGTCACCCTCTTTGGTATTGATGATCATTACCGCTGTGTCATCATCTCTTACTTCAATGCCGGCCTTGTCTCCTACAAACTCGAACAGGATATCAAGCGGCGTGTTAACCCAGTCTATCGCCTCAACAATAACCGGGACTTTCTTGTATCTTTTAATTCCAGTAGGCTTTATTGACTCACTGTTGCGTCTATCCGATACACCCTCGATGATCTGAGAAATATCTTCATCATCCACTTCCAGACCAATGTCAGTTAGGTCAGCTTTCGCAATATCTGCAGAGTCTGCTTCAATATAGACCGGGTGAATAAGGCCGCTGCGTCCATGTGTTTTGACTAGAAACTTCATCAGTGCTTCCTTGGGTTAAATCGAATCTCATCGACCAGCTCGCCGATGTCGTCAATGTCTATCTTCAGGTGGCGGCAGATCTCTCTGGCCTGCAGCAGGTCTTGGCACTCGACCCGCACACACCAGACCGAATCATCGACCTTGCTCTTCGCGTAGATTACGAACGTCTTCTCTTTCGCCATTGCTTTCCTCCCTTTGAATTTTCCTATAGGCGTCCTTGACCATATTAAGGCGCCTGCTTTTTTTGCTGAAGAACCTATCCGGGGCAACCCGCCACGGATGGTTAGCCGGAGGTTTGTGTGATTTTGGCATTGCTGTATTCCTCCCTATAGGTTCGGCCCACTGCCAGTGAGTTTCGTAGCTGCTTCCATAATTAATGAAAGGGCAGCAGGCCGAATTTGGTTACTCTTCCCGATCTTTCAGCGCCTCAACTTCGCGTACCGGCTGCAGGAAGAACTTAATATCAAACCCGTAGGTCCAGCCAATCGTCGAAAGCTCGTCGATGGTTGTCTCCGGGTTTACCATAGCCTCGCCAAGGTCTTGGTAAAACTGACCGACCTTGTAGATACTGGATCGTTTGAAGATGTCGTTATCACTCATCGTCAATTTCAGCCACTTCAGCTTCCATTTCTACGATACCTGGCAGCTTATGTATCAGGCCCATGTCATCCAGCCTCGCCCATGCGATCTCGGCCATGTTTATGGCGCGAGTGACGACTTCATCTTCAGGCATGAGGCCAATCTTCTGGCGGCCTGCAGAGTCTTCGCCAGCATCAATAGCAGCAACCATGCCCCATTTTTCAATAAAGTCTAATACCAGCTTCGCTTGCTGCGTCAGTATTTCTGTATCGTGCTTGTAGATACGCGGCTCGTCGCTGTATTTTTCTTTAATAACTTTTGTTTCAATCATCTTTGTACTCCATAACAGTAGTTTTAATTAACACCTCGTCAACAGACTTGCGGACTTGCGGGGTGGCCTCACTCATTCGCATTTTCTCCCGTGTTTCTTTCAGCTAAAAAGGAATATCGTCGTCGAAACCACCATCATCACCAGCTGGCGCACCTTGGTCTGCTGGCGCTGATTGCTGTTGCTGATTACCGCCGAGCATTTGCATCTGGTGTGCGATGATCTCAGTGGTGTACTTGTCATTGCCGTTCTGGTCCTGCCATTTGCGTGTCTGCAGCTTGCCCTCGAAATAAACCATGGCGCCTTTTTTCAGGTACTCCCCGGCAATCTCACCCAGTCTCCTGTAGACGACGACGCGATGCCATTCGGTTTTTGATTTCTTGTCGCCAGTGTTCTTATCCTTCCATTCCTCACTGGTTGCGAGTGATATGTTTGCCACGGCGTCACCATTTTGCATGTAACGCACTTCTGGATCCTGACCCAGCCTACCGACTAGGATGACTTTGTTCACTCCGCGATCAGCCATTGTTCGCTACTCCTTCGCCGCCGGATCCGATCTTTGCAACAGTTGCTGCACCCGCCTTTTTCCGCTCGATGCTGTTTGCAGCCATAAACATGGCAGCACGCACGACTTCTGCGTTGTTGGGATTAATGCCCGGTACCAGATCCATCATGTTCTGGCGGACAATATCGAATGCTTCTATAAGATCACCATCAATAGTGATCGATGCTGTTTTGGTTTTGCTCATGTAATACTCCTATGGTTAATGGAGGTCCGTGTCGTGGACCAGACGGCCTTGGCCTTGGAGGAAAAAAAGTACCTCGGAAAGGAGCGCCAATCCTCGGCTGCGGGTGTTATTGGCCCCACCGCCCGCTGGGGTCTTACTCAACCAACCAGGCTAAATTAGTTTGCTTTTCTTCTCTGCCAGCCCAGATAGAAATTCCTTCATATAAATGCGCATGTTCTTGATGTATTCTGTGTCTCTTGGTACCCGGATGATCAACGACTCCCGGCCTGATTCTGCCAGCTCTGGGCAGTAGCTCATAAAGTCCCACCATTTCCTTCCAGTTACCATCATGTTTCCCTGTACTTGTGGAATATATTCGTTCGGTATCTTGTTTGCAAGCAGATACCCGACATGCGTATGGGGTGCTGGGCACTTTATTTCCAGACCGCCGTCGATGCCAATTAGTCCATCAGGGCTCGCTCCGATCTCATGATGTTTATTATTGAATACAATTCCGACCTCATCCACATGAACGTCCTTCACAAACTCATAGTACATACGGGCCTCTGGTTCCAGCTCGTTGCCACGGTTCATCCATTCGGACTTGAAGTTGTTCAGTGGTTTGCCTGCCAGCTGCTCCGCTATCAGTTTGTTCTGATAACCAGCAAACTGGGTAGACTTTTTCCCGGTCGGCGTAATGATGGCGTCGAAGTTGCTGGCCGTAGGTATTCCCAACCTAGCGGCCAGCCATTCATCAGAGCCTTGCTCGATATCAAGTATTACCATGTTTCCACCGGCTGATAAAAGAAAGAAACAGAGTCATTATCTTCAAGCGATTTATCGCTATTAACCCATGCAGTGAAATCAACCTCAATCACCATATCCTTGCGCGCCTGTATAGTGATCTGGGTGTTGCTGTCTATGGCGTCTTCGCAATTAAGAGCAAGAAGTCCTGCCAGTTCTTTCTGTAGTCTCTCGCGCTCTTCCCCCGCTTCGATCTGCTGTCTCTCAAGTTCAACCTCAAGATCTGCCAGCTCGGCGCAGCGTCTGGCCAGCTTGGCCATCGGATTCATTTTAGCTCTTGGCATTATTTGCTCCCTGTAGTTTCTTTTTAAGCATGTTGACTGCTTGGTGATAGCCGGCGACATTAATACGCTCGACTGATTCAGCTTTAATAGCTGTGCAGAATTTCGCTTCATCTGATTCGGTTTGCTTAATCAGATTACGAATGGTTTTGGCCTGTCCGTCTGAAATGTATTCGACCGTATCGCCGCCAGCGCCTTTGGCGCCATCGTTATCTGCGTCTTCACTTTCCAGACCCAGCAGTGAGAAGGCGGTATAGCGCTTCAGGTATGTCACGGTAGAGCCGACCGCCTGAATGTCATTCTTGCCACCAGATTGATCTGGCATGCCTGGCAGGCTGGTTTCTTCAAAGTGACCCATGGCATGTGACAGTCTGCAGGTAACGATGATAGTGCCGTCAGGCTCTGTGACAGTACGCCATGACAGCGACAGCTCGTATTTACTGAGTATCGGATTAACAACGGACAGTGCATAGCCTAGTGAGGTATGATTATATGTGGTCCTGCCCTTGGATGTACTGTAATCAACAGTCCTATCCCTTTTCAGGGTAAGTGGGTTTGATTTGAATTGCGCCAGTGCGCTATTGAATGCGCGCTCTGCTTGTGCGGCTTCCTCGTTGCGCTGGATCTCCTGCAGCATTTTGACTTTTTCTACATCCAGTGTGCCGTTAAGCATGGCCTGTGTGAGTGGTGCCAGCTGCTGCTGCATTGGTGTTGGCGGTTGATAGGTTATCGGACCGGGCGTATTGCTCGGTACGATATCTGTTGGTGCTGATTCGTTCTGAATCAGATCACTTGGTTTTGATTCGTTCATAATAACTCCTAGAGTAGGTTTAAGATTAATGCGATAAGAATCGCGGCAATAAAAGAAACCCTGACAGCATCGACAAGCATTCCGCTTTTAGGCTGTGTCGGCCTCTTCTCTTCTTCATGATAGTCCTTCGGAGGCTCAATCAATGAGTCCTTATCCGACAATTTTGTAGGTGTTGTATATTTTTTTGTAGGCATTTTCGTATTCAATAATCACAAGGTTTGAGTCGATCATGTTGAGGAAATGAGCAGCTTCCGCCAGCTCAGGATTGGTACGCACCGCGCCGTGATAAACTCCATTTAATTCTCCGCGATAATATTCACGGAATGCGATATCACCGCGCATACCCTCCCAGATATGCACCAATACCATTTCATCAATTTTATCCATTATTCCTCCCAGAATTTGGTGCCGGCCATGTCTTGACAAGTGGGGTGGCCGGCGCTTCCCCGGTTAATCGTCTTCGTAGTGCAGCCACTCAGACATTGCTGCGAGAACCCTCTTGCCAAGGTCAGCCGTATCAGCGTTTTCTTGGTCCAGAAGAGCGGCCTTCAGGTCAGTCATGATGTCTGGGTTATCGATAAGTAATTCGCCCCACGCATCCTGAACGGCGCTTTCTTCATCCTTCACCCGGTCTGCAAACTTCTGCTCTTTGCAGGCAGCCAGGTACTCTTCACTGACAAGATAGGCCTCGTCCTTTGCGTCCAGATGTGCATATTCGTGTTGATTGGTGTTCATTTGTGTTGTACCTCCCATGTAAATAATTACATAACTCTTGCCTCTTGCCAACCCCCAATTTAAAATTTATTATGCCGCTTGCAAGATGATGGAATCTTTTCCATAATCGGGATATACACACAAACAACACGGTAACACTATGAAGACAAACTTACTTGATGCCGTCATGGCATTGGCCCCCAGCTACAAGGGAACCATTCAGGAATTGTGCGACAACGCTCAGGTCGAGCGTGATTGGTACAACAAATTAAGGCAGGGCAGGATTTCTGATCCCGGCGTAAAAAAGATCCAGCGTCTTTATGATGAGCTGACAAAATAAAACCCGCCAGGCCGGCAGCCAGAGCGGGTTTTTGTTCGTTAATTCGGGGTCAACGTAACGGGGTTAATAATAACAAATGCATTACTACAATTTCAATATAGGTGATTACCAGACGCACACGGCGCATCTGGATCCTTTGGAGGATATCGCCTACCGCCGGTTAATCGACTGGCAATTCTTACATGAACGTCCAATTCCACTCGATATTGAGGTCGTAGCCAAGCAAATTCGTATGCGAACGCATAGCGAATGCATAGCCTATGTACTGCAGGAGTATTACGACGAAACGCCAGAAGGCTACATAAACAAGCGAGTTACCCAGGAAATAGAGCGATTTCACGACAAATCGGACAAAGCACGGGCATCCGCAAAAAAACGATGGAGAAACAATGGTGATGCGAACGCATAGCGTCCGTATTGCGAACCCAATGCTAACCAATAACCAATAACCAAGAACCAATATTAAAATCTTCCGCCAAGGAAGGTTATATATATATTTATATTAATATACTCATAGGGGAGGCCTATGCTTTACGACCACCAGCTCCAAGTGAAACGCGAGATCTACCAGGCGATGCGTGATGGGCACACGCACATTGGGGTTCAGGCGATGACCAGCTTCGGCAAGACTGTTCTGGCGGCAGATATTATCCACGATGCTTTGAGCAAGGGCGTCGGAGTTTTATTCACAGCGCCGTTCCTGACATTGGTTGACCAGACCATCGTCGAGTTCAACAGCTTCGGGATCAAGGACATTGGCGTTATTCAGGCTGATCACTTCCTCACGGACTACTCGCAGCCTGTCCAAGTCTGCTCTATCCAGACAATCGAGACACGCATGAAGGCGGACCCTGCAGGCTGGAAGGCCTACCAGCAGGAGCGCTTGATCATTCACGACGAATTTCACATCTGCCATAAAACTCATGAAGCAATGAATCGCATGGCGGTAAAACCAGTGATCGGGCTGAGCGCTACACCATGGCGCAAAGGACTGGGTAAGCAGTACAGCCACTTGGTCAACGGTCCATCAACCAGATGGCTAATCGACAATGGTTTCCTGTCCGACTATCGGGCCTACAGTCACCACGTTCCTGACATGAGCGGCGTAAAGACTGTGGGTGATGATTTCTCCAAGTCGGAAGCGGGTGAGAAATATACTCCCCGCGTGATCGGTGACATCGTAAAGCACTGGTTCAAGCTGGCAGCTGGCCGCAAGACAATCCTTTTCGCGCCAAGGGTTGCAGATGCGGAGCGATTCGCTGCTGAATTCAGAGCGGCAGGTGTGAAATCTGTTTCGGTCAATGGCTACATGGATCAGGTTGAGTGTCAGGAGGAAATTGAAAAATTCCGTCAAGGCCAGATCGACGTGCTGTGTTCTGTGGCAAAGCTGGCCACCGGGTTCAGCGTGAAAGATGTCGGCTGTATCATCGATGCCCAGCCAACCAAGTCGCTAATGCGCCACATCCAGAAGCTGGGCAGGGGATTGCGCACACATCCTGACAAAGACGACGTGATAATTCTGGACAATGCCGGCAATATGTTGCGCAACGGTTTGCCAGATGACCAGTATCCAGATCACTTGGACGACGGAAAGAACAGATCCAAGATCGACCGCAAACCAGAAGACGAGCCGCTACCGAAAGCATGTCCATCATGCGGGTTTATGAAACCGCCCAAGACAAAAACCTGTCCATCCTGCGGATTCGAGGCAGCCAGGCAGAGTCAGCTGGAAGTTGAAGAGGGTGAACTGGTCGAGCTGAGGAAGAAAAAGAAGCTGAACAAAGACGCCACGCCAGAGCAGAAAGAGCAATTCTTCGGTGAGCTGAAGCATTACGCTTACATGCACAACTACCGGGAAGGCTGGGCCTCCAACAAGTACAAAGAAAAATTCGGAGTATGGCCGAACAAATACCGCAATGCTCCACGGGTACCAGCCAGTGAAGAAACGCTGAACTGGATCAAGTCACGTCAAATCGCATTCGCAAAAAGGAAAGTATCATGAATATCATTCAAGCAGCGCACGGCAGATGGCGAAATATTCTGTCCCAGTACATGGATCCTGAATTTTTAACCGGTAAGCATGGGCCATGCCCATTGTGTGGCGGCAAGGACCGCTTCAGGTTTATGGACTTTCAAGGCAAGGGCACATGGGTATGCAATCAATGCGAAACAAAGCCCAGCGACGGCATAGATCTACTCATGCGCTATCTGCAGCTGGACTTTAAGCAGGCGTCGGCCAAGGTGAGAGAAGTGGTTGGTTACGTCGAGCCAGATCCTGTGCGAAAAAAGAAAGACCCAAGGCCAGCGCTGGACTATGTTTCAAGGCATGCACTAGAGCTGTCTGGTATGGATCCTGTTTCCCAATACCTGAAAGGCCGTGGTTTGAATACGTTCAGGTTTAATTCACTGCGCTACATGAAGCGCCCGTATTACCACAATGGCAAACAGATCGGCACGTTCGATGCGATGATCGCCAGAATCAGTGACAAGAATATGCGTCGCAAATCGTTTCATGTGACATACCTGGCTGATGGTAAGAAAGCAGACGTGGAGTGCCAGAAGAAAATCATGCCAGCTGATGGCACGATCTCCGGGGCAGCTGTTTACTTGGGCAAGGGATCTGTCTGCGTGATTGCTGAAGGCATTGAGACAACACTGGCCGGTATTCAGGAATTTGAACTGCCAGGCATAGCTACGATCAGCGCCAATGGCATGGAGCTATTCGATCCACCAGACCATCTGCAGCACGCCATCATCTTGGCGGACAATGACAAAACATTCACCGGACAGCGCGCAGCCTACATGCTGGCCAACAAGTTGTACCTGAAGGGGATCGGCTGCGAAGTGATTGTGCCAGACACGATTGGCAATGATTATCTTGATGAGGTGACACAATGAGCGATTACAACTTTGTGGAGCATGTATGACTGACGCACTTTTATGGATAGCACAGGATTTTGTAGTGCCGTGGGCAATGTGGATATTGGGCGTTATTACTGGTTGGTTTGTACGTGATGGATGGAGTGAATAATGGAAATGATTAACAAATTCCCTGAAGGTACCGTGTTTCAAAACTACACCGTTACCGGCGATAGAAAGCGGAACGAAGATAGTAACTGGATCTGGCCTGTACGCTGCGATTGTGGCCGAGAGTATTGGTTCGTCAAGCGGCAGATATACGACAAGATACACAAGGCGACACAGTATTGTAGAGCGTGTAGTTCCGAGCATAGAAAGGGCATACCGCAATCTGCGCCGAAGAAAACAGAAATCCCTGTGCCTGAGCTGGGTAAGCAATTTTTGAGGATGTCATTGTGATTGATAAACAAGCGATATATGAGGAGCTAGTTGATGGGTTAATAGAATATCAATGGCGACTTGAGAACCCTTTTCCTTTTACTGGAATGAATAGAGAAACATCACAACCGCCATGGACTCATGCTTATCAAAATGATCCTATATTCAGTCACAAAGTGAAACAACTTGCCAGTGGAATTATGGGTATAGTAAATAAACACATCGATAAAGCAGGAGCCTAAGATGAGTGAGAGATGGGATTACAAATTAGTGACTTTCTATAATAGAGGCAGTTCTATCAAACCATTTTGGGAAGTCTATGGACATTTTCACCTTGGAAATAATATACATTTAGGAACTCTGCAAACAAAAACATCAGCAATGGAGTTTGCTCATGAGGCTGCTGTTGGGCTTTGTCCTGTAATGCAAGGCACGAACTATGCGCCTATTTTAAAGGCACTACAGGAGAAAAGTGATGAGTGACTACGAGATTGAAGTTATTTTAGTTCCAAGAATCAACGAACTTGAGCAAAAAAACGCTGAACTTAAAGCCGAACGTGATCGGTATCGTGAGGCTTTGGTATTAATCATCAGGGAGCGAGGCGATGTTACTGGTAGAGCACATGAAGCCCTACGGGAGAAAAGTGATGACTGATACTTTAAAACTGGGCGGCTTAGAGATTGCGCAGTACATAAAAATACTGAAAGCAGAAAACAAGCGGCAACGTGAATTTATAGAGTTCCATCAAAGTCAAGGGCAGTTGTATGAGATTACCATTGCAAGGCTTGAAGGCGAAAACAAGCGACTGCGTGATGTTTTAGAAGATATAGAGTCTATGGCATCTTCTCCACAATGGCGCAATGAACCTATGTCTAGGATTCTGCCGTTAATAGAAACAGCACCACTTAGTAAGCACATTGGGGAAACAAAATGATTGCTTGCCCACATTGCGGATCGGAGATCACGCACAAAGAGATCTCCACCATGTACGCAGACACCCATCCGAACGTCACACAAGATGAGGCCTTCGAGGCCTTCATGATGTTCGAGCCAGCTACCTTCGCCATGACCAACGAAGAGATCGAACTGCTCACACGCAAACAGCAGAACGCCATGTGGCTATATCTCACGCGACTGGCCAAGGCAATGAACGACGCCGGGCTTGATATGCGCACAGCTATCCGCATGCCGATCATGCCGACCAAGGACAACTGTAAGCATGAAATGTGGGACCGTGTGCAGGCAGCGCTTTACCCGGAAGTGAAGAGCAGCCGGCATTTATCCAAGCGCCAGGTCAATGATGTTTACATGAATCTCGACAGGGGAACCGGTGAGCTGTTTGGGATTCACGTTGAGTTTCCGAGTGAAGAAGAAATGAGAAGACTTGGAGAATTAAGAAATGCCAAGACCAACCATTGAAAACACCTACCAAAAAATTTTCTTGTTCAGCGAAGAGGAATTCGACAGGACCGTCGTCGAGCTGAATCTTCATGAACGGAAGGCGGCTATAAACTTGGCCCAGCTGCGCAATGAACAGAACATAAAAGCAGGCAATACCAACAATCGCCATGCACCAGACACGCCGTCCATTCCCGGTGTTGATCCGAATGTGCTGGCCAATGCGATTGGCGCCCGTGGTGAGATCGCATCTGCCAGAATGATGAATCTCTACTACGACACGGTAACTGAATCACAAAAACGCCACGGTTATGATCTGAAAATGAATTCAGGATGTACTGTCGATGTGAAAGGGATAGGTTATCACAATGGCCTACTGGTGGTAGATGAGGACACGCGTGAATGCGACGCATACCTGCTGGTCTATGATCTGTGGCCAAAAACAAAAGACAAACTCGCCCAGAAGGCGCCGCTTGAAATCATCGGCTGGATATTATCGGAGGATCTGAAGCGCCCGGAAAATCTCTTCAAGCTGCCAAAAAAAGACGGGATGAGATACTGTATGCAGCCAGAAAAGCTGATAAACTTTAACGACGAGTGGCCGCATAAATGAGCAAGATCACAGAATCTGCAAGAGGCCAAGACTGCCTGATCAGGGTGCCCGGAATTTGCAACCATAACCCTGAGACAGTAGTGTTCTGTCATGCACCTGGGGCTGGGATGGGAAGAAAATCTGTATTCAAATCCCCGGACGGCAAAAAAGTAGACTATGGTTCATACGGATGCAGCGCTTGTCATGATGCTGTAGACGGAAGAATAAAAACAAATTACAAACAAGAGCTACTGCGCTTATGGTTTTACGAAGGTACCCATCGCACAACAGAACTTTTAGTCGAGGCTGGTCTGCTTCGATCCTAGACTGTTCCACTTGTCAGCAACACCGGTCTGGCGGATGTCTGATCGGCATGGACGGCTGGCCCAAGATCGGCGAGCGCTGCCGACAGTGGGCCTACAAACCAAAACCCGAAGAGATCGACGAGGATGCCTAAGTATGCTTGTAAGGTCGATGCGAATCAGCCGGCTCTGGTTAGGCTTTGGCGGAGTCTTGGTTGCTCTGTCGCTCATACTCACGCTAATCCTGTGCCAGGTTTTCCAGATGTTCTTCTGGCTGTACGCGAAGGCGGGCCAGCTCACATGGTCGAGATTAAAGACGGCGAAAAAGACCCCAGTGCCCGCAAGCTCACGAAGGATGAAGAGGAATTTTGGTCATCATGGAAAGGTGAGATCCACAAAATAGAAACTGAAGACGAGGCTATAGAGTTGGTGAACCGGCTGCGCAGGGCTGGGCTGTGAGACTCTGCGAGATTGTCATACACGGATTTCACATCTACTATTCTCCTGAGATCGAAGATAGCTCAAGACACGCACACAAAACAATGCGCGACCTTATCCGTAAGCTCGGACCAGATTACGACATGGAGATAAACGAAATTGGCAGACCTGAAAAACATGCAAGTAACGCAGGCGGAAATGATTCAGCTGTTCGGTCAATCAGCGGCGGTCCTGTACGGCACCCGCAATGCGTTGGAGGATGCGCTTGATGCCATGCAGGACGAAAACTACCAGCTGGCGGACGACATCATGATCAAGGCCTACGATATGTGCCTGCGTATGGTGATCCAGCTCGAATCTCATGTCTCTGAGCAAATAATAATGACACCACACGGGGAGACAGTGCATTGAAATGCCCAAAGTGCGACGCGAAGACGAACGTAATACGAACGACGGACCGTCGCCGAAGGCAGTGCCAGAACTGTGGGTTCAGGTTTTCGACAAAAGAGGTTCTGGTGGATGATACAGTCGGTAGAAGAAAAGCTGTGGCAGTGGGGGGATTGGAGTCGCGGCGACATGATAATAAACCGGGGTGGGACAGTCATCGGTCGGCTGATAAAAAGAAAACAGATCGAAGCGGGGGAAGGCTCGGATACTGTCTGGGATAAAACACTACTGGACGAAGACATGATGATGTCGATTGATCATGCCATCGGTGAACTACCACCCAAGCTGATCAGGTTATGTAAATGCAAGTACAAAGCCGGTCACTCGAATGCGCGGGTTGCGCAGCAGATGAAGATTCACAGGAACACGGTGCGCAGCTGGATAGATGAACTGCACAGCAAATTGGAAAGAAAGTTAAAATAAACGGGCCTTCTGCAGTTTTTCTGCAAAAAACCCGTTTTAATTGGAAGTTAAACTAACGAGCGGGCAAACTGCTTGATTTTGATTTCCTGTTCAGGGGTTGCCCAGATCCCACGAACTTCCTTAAAGCCTGCTGCCTGCTGGCGGGCTCTGCGCCGCGCTTGACGTTCAGCAGGGGTCAGCGCCATTTCCCTGAATGACTTGCCCTGTACCGTTTCCATTGGCGATACCTTGTAGTCACCTTCCCAGATTTTGACAAGGATAGTGGCCTCATCTTCCAGTGCATGGCGCATTTCACTTCTGGCGTCTAACATGGATCCAAACTCTTCTTTTACGGTCTGGATCACTTCGTCAGCGTCGTAATACTGGGTTATTACAGTGTATTTCATGTTATTTCTCCAAAAAAAAAGTTGGCGATTCCATGATGAAACCGCCAACAGCTGTGCTACCTGATTAAAATTAAACCGGGACCAGCGACTGTCACTGTCACGGTTTCTGGGATCTCATCGAAAAGCTCTTCCAGCGCCCGGCCCAGAATATCGACGATGGGCTTATCACCCTTGCCGGAGATCTTTCTGGAGCCTTCTTCGTTGTTTTTAATGATCCAGCCTTCAACAAAATTGTACCGGTCACCGGGCCCGAAGCCGGCAGCGGTCAGGATCTTGCCCTCCAACCAGAGTCTGGGCCGGCCCTTGTTGCGGCCAATCTTGCGAGTGACGACCATTGGGCTGGGTTTAACGATAACCTCTACTCTGCCGTCGTAGTCCATGGTTGACTCGAATGGCACGTAGAAGGTTTCACCGATGCGGGCCTGCTCTTCTTCACCACCGAAAACGTCGCGGGTAACGACGACTTCATAGGCGGCGTAAGGTACAGACAGGTCATAGCCCTTGTTGACGACCTTGCCCTCGATGAACGAAGGCGCCCTGCCGGCGTATGGCTGGAAGTCATAGGCTTTGATCATGTCGCCGATTTCTGCAGTTTTTTCGTATTTGAGTGTCATTGTATTGCTCCTAATTGGTTGTCTCATCAGTGACCGGGAACCGCCCGGCCAGACCGCCCGGAGGCGGTTTCGACTTTAGTAACCGACTTTCTCGGCCAGCTTCTCGGCTGCCTTGATGGCGTATTGTGGAACGCGGGTGCCGTCGTCAAACTCTTCCCAGTCTTGGGCAACAGCCAGTGAGGCGTAGGCTACAGTGATCCGGCGGCCACGTCTTTCGACGACCTTCTCGATGAAGATATTCACGCCGGGCCGGTCGTCATTGGGTACGACTGTCAGATCGATGGTGTTTGAGATTTTGATGGTTTTTTCCATTGTCTTGCTCCTAGTAAATCATGATGAGTGATGCGACAGCGCCGAGCCAGATAATTGCTGCGGCCAGCCCGAACATGAGGATGTCAAATAATTTATAGAATGGGAGATCTTCATCTGCTGCTGCAGTGATCTCGATGGTTTCGATGTGTTCTACCTGAATACCGTCATATTCCTCGTATTGTGAATTGTATCTGTCCATTTTCCTTTCCTTTTCGTTTGTGAGTTTTGGTTCTGAGCTTACGCTCTAATACGAATATATGTGACGCGTCACGATAATGCAAGGGTTTGATGAAAAAAAAGTGTCCGCTAATTACCCCATGCGTGCAGACTGTACGTTTTGCTGGGTTAAAAGCGATAGATATGCCGGTTTTTAAATTCACTGTGCAGATATATACTGAATTGTGATAGTGGGTGAAACTCCCGGTATCAAACTCCAAGCTGTAGTTTATTGTGTTGAACGAAGGCCCGCCGGTTAGCCTCCCTTGCTGGCGGGTACCTTCACCCCAACCCGGAAACGCGAGTAGCCTCCGAGGTAATATGCAAGAATTTAATTTTCGTGAGATCTTCCAGGTTATGTCCGAGATACTGGGCGAGCTGGCAGATCGCAGCAAACTTCCTGATACTGACGACAATGGTCTGCAGTTCTTCAGGCACGATGATAACTCCGGGTTCACTGTGAGATTTGTCACCATGGACAATATCGATATCACCTTCAGTCTGGACCGGGACCAGCTGGGCCATCTGGCTAAAGATCCCAACACGGGTATCGGGGAAATCGCCTTGGCGGTCGTTAAACAAATATCCGATAAGCGTAGAGACAGACACGAAAAAGGTGAGACAACTATTCTCATCCCAACACAATCACAACTGAGCGCAGCAATTCAGGAGACTATGAAAGATGGGCGCGGGTAGACCACCCAAATTCAAAACTGTCGCAGAAATGCAGAAGAAGATCGATGGATACTTCGCTGAATGCGCTGCCGATGAGCTTCCCGCTACTGTTACTGGACTCTGCCTTGCTCTGGATCTGACCAGACAGGGATTGCTGGAATACGGGGAAAAAGACAAATTTTCTGACACAGTAAAAAAAGCAAAGCTCAGAGTCGAGCATGGAATCGAGCTGGGATTGCTCACTGGGCGGAACCCTGCCGGCTGTATTTTCAACCTGAAAAATAACTTCGGCTGGCAGGATAAGGTCGAGAAAGTCGTGACCAGCGAGAACACGCACAAACATACCGGCATGATTACTTTTGTCGGCACTGCACCGGATGAGGATTAAATGCGCTCAAAAACTTGAGCCGCTGATTCTCAAATCGAAGAGAATCAAGATCATTGTCGGTGGTCGAGGTTCAACCAAGTCCACGTTCGTATCTGACTACGTTCTGTCAGGGATGAGCATGGGGCAGCTCTGGTGCTGCGGTCGTGAATTCCAGAACAGTATTGACGAGTCAGTTCACAGACTGATGCTTGATGAAGCGGTTCGGCTGGGGTTCGAGGGATTCACCAGCGACAACAACCACATTTATCACGCCAGTGGCGGCAGGAACTTCTACCGCGGCCTGGGCAGGAATATCGGATCCCTGAAGTCAATGCTTTCCGGTGTTGACGGGCTCTGGATAGAGGAAGGAGACAGCCTAAGCGCTGAGACATTGCGCGTATTGTCCGCCAGTCTTCGATTATCTGCAGCAGATGCCGAACGAGTGATAGCCGGCGAAGATGTCAAAATGCCGGAGATCTGGATCACCCTGAACCGGGGCAACAGCACGGATCCGATCAGTCAGAAGTGGCTCAAGCGTGCTGAAAAAGATTTAGCCAGGTGCGGTTATTACGAAGACGACAACATCATGATCGTCGAGATTAACTACACTGACATGCCAAAGAAGTGGTTCGAGGCGTCTGGTCTTGAATCTGAGCGCGCAGATGACGAGGAAAACCTGAGTCCTGCAGCGTATGAACACAAGTGGCTGGGAGCTTATGCCGATACAGTCGAGAACGCGATCATCATGCCTCATTGGTTTGATGCCTGCGTAGATGCGCATAAGGTGCTGGGATTTGAACCAAGAGGTATTGAAATTGTCACTCATGACCCGTCAGACGATGGTTCGGACGCTAAAGGCCTTACTTATCGTCACGGCGTTGTCATCCTTGATGCTCAAGAGCGAAACATCGGCGACATCAATGAAGGCGGAGACTGGGCCATCGAATACTGCGAAGAGCGAAAGCCCGATATGTTCTTATGGGACGGTGACGGAATGGGAGTAGGCCTTCGGCGCCAGTTTAAAGATGCGCTGATGCCCAAACGAATTAAAGTCGAAATGTTCAAGGGATCAAATTCCGTAGACAGACCCGACGACCTTTACGAAGCGGCTGGTGATGTAGGTGTGAAGACCAACAAGCAGACGTTTAAGAACAAGCGCGCACAATACTACTGGCTGCTTCGTGACCGGATTTACAGAACCTACCAAGCGGTAGAGAAGAAGAAATACTTTGACCCGGATGAGCTGATCTCATTCGATTCAGGCATTGAGTCGCTGGATCTGCTGAGATCCGAGGTGTGCAGGATCCCATTAAAGCGGACCCCGACCGGCCTGATCCAGATCATGTCCAAGCAGGATATGGCCAGACTGGGTATTGAATCACCCAACATGGCGGATGCTTTGATGATGTCATTTGCTAATCCGATCCTGCTGGTGAACGCGAGGCCGAAAGCGCGTGCAGTCAGAGCGAAGGCTGCATCCGGGTGGTCATGATGGATATTACGATCTTGGCGGAAGTGAGAACCAAGAAACAGATGAAAGGCCGGGTGTATTACTACCAAGGCAATTTCTTTCAGTCGCTGACACTGGCCAAGAAAGATGAGGTCCGGGCACGCCGGGCAATAACAGATTTTAAGATAGCCAACCGGGACATGATTAATGCTGATCGATCACGCCCAGGTTACCAAACGCTGGTTGAACTACACGATGAACAGACAGGACGCATAAATGCTTAGAGTTGTCTCAAACGCCGAGATGGTGGAACAAGAGAACGCCGCTGCAGAAGAAGAGCAGAAGCGCGTTATCGAGATGTTCACCGACAATCTGTCTTCCCGCATTCGCCGCCAGTGGGAGGTTAACAAGTCGCACAAGTCCAAGATCGAAGGTGTTCTGCAGGAATGCCAGAGATCCCGCAATAACCAGTATGATCCGGACGTTCAGGCTGAGATCAAGCGGATGGGTGGCTCTGATATCTACCTGCCATTAACGCAGATGCAGTGTGTCGCAGCGTCCGCCTGGCTGACTGATATCCTGATGCCAGCCGGTGATAAGCCGTGGTCTTTGGATCCGACACCAGAACCAGAGATCGATGAGAAGGCACTTGAGAATATCAAGCGGCAGTTCTATCAGGAGGTTCAGCAGGCCCAGCAGCAGGGTATTAAGCCGCAGATGCCGCAGATGATGGCCCGCATTGATGAATTGGCGGAGAAGGAGAAGTCCGAGATCGCCAAAATGGTCGCTAAAGCGTCCGACAAGATGGAAAGGAAGATCGAGGACCAGCTGGTTGATTCTGAGTGGTCTGGTGCTTTCGAGGATTTTATCGACGATTTCACCACATACCCGACGGCATTTATCGAAACATCCTACCAGCGCAAGTCCAAGCTGAAGTGGCAGCGCGGTAAACCGGTCATGAAACAGACTGTGTGCGAGATTGATCGCCGCGTGTCTCCGTATGATGTATTTCCAAGTCCCGAACAGATTGAGATCGATGAAGGCAACCTGATTATCAGAAAGCGCCTGCCACGGTCCGAGATCTACGGGCTGATATCTGTACCGGGTTACCGTGAAGACAAGATCCGTCAGGTGCTGATGGAGTATGACCAAGGCTACAAAGAGTGGGGATTGTTCGAGAAGGAGCAAGACGACTGGTTTGCCGACAAAGATGGGTTGATCGAGGCGCTGCATTACTGGGGTTCTGCGCAGGGTACTGAGCTGATGGAATGGGGAATCCCGGTCGAGCAGATCGAAGATCCTCTGGCGGAATACCAGATCGAGGCCATCCTGATTGGTCGTCATGTGATCAAGGCATGCATCAACAGTGATCCGCTGGACCGCCGTCCGTACTACAAAGCGAGCTACCGCAACCGCCCAGGTCACTTCTGGGGCATAGCGATCCCGCAATTACTGCGTGGTCACCAGCGTATGGCCAATGCTTCGGCCCGCGCCCTGTCCAACAACATGGGCATTTCATCTGGTCCGCAGATCATTACCCTGATTGACCGGCTGCCGGAAGGTGAAGAGATCGAGGCGCTGTATCCGTGGAAAAACTGGCAGATGACCAGTGACCCGAACGGCAACACACAGTCACCGATTCAGTTCTTCCAGCCAGATTCCAATGCGCAGGAGCTTTTAGGGGTGCTGACTCACTTCTGGGAGCAGGCTGCCGACGTCACCGGTGTATCGAAGATGTCCTATGGCATTGATCAGCGTATGCCGCAGGGTGCCCAGACAGCGATGGGTATTGCCATCATGTCCGAGAATGCCGCCAAGACGATTAAAGAAGCGGTCCGTCATGTGGATGAAGGCGTGATCGAGAAGCGTATTCTGCGCCAGTTCCATTGGAACATGCTGTACGAGCCTGATGAAGACATCAAAGGCGATATTGCTGTTGTGGCCCGTGGATCTTCCGCGATGATTGCCAAAGCCGCGAATCAGGCCCGCCGCAATGAGTTCATGCAGCTGACCAATAACCCGGTTGATATGCAGATTCTTGGGCTGGAAGGCCGCACAGATCTACTCCGCCAGGTTGTTAATGATCTGGACATGGATGTACGCGTGCCCACTTTTGAAGAGCTGCAGCAGAAACAGCAGCAGGCAGCCCAGCAGGGACAGCAGCAGGATCCTGCTGTTGAAAAAGAGAAGATCCGCATGCAGTCACGACTGGAAGACCAGAAGATGGAAATGCAGGACCGCGAGCGTGAACGCCAGCTCAAGATCATGCTGGCCAAGGTCGATGACCAGCGCGAACGCGACAAGCTGCGACTGGAATATGAATCAGCCGTACATGATGCGCAGGCGAAATACCAGCAGGCGATCCTGGCAGCACAGAACAAGCGTCAGGTCATTGCGGATGAGGCACAGATTAAAGCCCAGTTCGGGTCTGGCATTTAATGGCCAGTAACGATCTGTACCTGAGCCTGAAGAAGCTCTCCATGTCTACAGACTTCCTGAAGTACCGGGAGCATCTGGAAGCGGAGCTGGCGGAACAGGATAAGAAAAACAGAATAATTGATGGCGTCCAATTAAGCCGAGGCCAGGGCAAAGCGAAGTTCATAGCGGACCAGCTTGCCATGTTCGACAGCGTGGACGAGGTATTAACCAGAATTCGGAAGAATCAGCAGTAGCTCTCTTCCATTAACCGTCCGAAAGGACAAACTTTTAACTTCATGAATCCCAGTAGTGGACCGCGTAAGCCCCACAGAAATCTGGCTCAAAAGAGGTGACAATATGGCATTGCCAGAACAAGTAGTAAAAAATGCAAAGAGGGCCAATGAGGCCCACAAAGAAGCATACGGGAAACCGGACGAGTCCGCTCCCCCAGCAGAATCGCGTGAGAAGATAGCCCCTGACAACTGGAAGGATCGCTATTCATCTTACAAGCAGCATGCTGACAGCACGATATATCAGCTCAGGCAAAACCTGGCGGCAGTCGAAGGCGATAACAGGTCCATGTTAAATCGGATTTCCAGTCTTGAAGAGCAACTGAAGCAGGCACCAGAGCAGAAACCATTTGAACTTTCGAGGGAAGACCTAGAGCTGGTCGACGAGGAAACCGCGAGCGTATTCAGTAAGATGATGGACGCCAAGGTACAGCCTATCCAGCAGAAACTTTCAGACACAGAAGCGGAATTGGAACAAACCAAGGCGCAGCTGAAGCATGAAAGAGATCTTCGCCAAGGCAAGGAGCAGCAGCAAACTGAGGTGTCCTTCAAGGAAAAACTCAAGCAGCTGATCCCTGACTGCGAGCAAATCGACAGAAATGCCGATTTCCGACATTGGTTAAGTGGACTAGACGAATTATCAGGCAGACCTAGACGCGATTTGGCCATACGAGCCAAGCAGATGGGTGATGTCCGTCGTGTTGCAGATATCTACAGTGAATGGCAAGACCAAAGACAAGTGGACGTGGATCCCCGTGAGCAGATGATCACGCCGAATCCCGGCGCGAATATGGAAACAGGCGGCCAGCCCCAGGGTAAAATCTGGACCGGTCCGGAGATTAAAGAGTTCTATAAGCGCAAAGGGTTGGGAATGATCGAACCGAACGAGGCCAAACGTCTTGAGCAAGATATCTTTGCGGCTCAAAAACAAGGTCGAATTCGATAACCTTGTCGGGCCGCGCCATGACTAAGAGGATTCTAAAATGGCAGGTTTGACACGTTCCAGTGCTGACTGGATCTCAGGCGGCGCCTACCCAGCGAATTACCACTCCGGCGGTACGGTAGGTTTCGTCCCAGACGTATGGTCTGGAAAAATGGTTGAACAGTTCTATAAAGCGACTGTTTTCGGTGAAATCGCCTCCACCGAGTATGAAGGCGAAATTAGCAACTACGGTGATACCGTCCAGATTCGTGTTGTCCCAGACATCACTATCAGTGACTACACTGTTGGTGCGCCACTGACCTATCAGGTTCCTACTTCTACCAAAGTAGAGCTGAACATCAACAAAGGTAAATCATTCTCACTGGCTATCGACTCTGTTGATAAATACCAGTCTGATCTGCCGTTGATGGACAAGTTTGCGGAAGCCTCTTCCGAGTCCCTGAAGGTGCAGGTTGACGGTACTGTATTGTCTGATCTGAAAGGATCTGCCGATATCGTGGCGGAAAACAAAGGCGCCACTGCCGGTGCTGTCTCTGGCAATCTGGACCTGGGTACTGACAGTGCAACTGCGGGTAACCAAGCAGTTCAGCTCTCAGCTACTACTGTGATCGACTACATCTTGAAACACGGTCAGGCTCTTGATGAGCAGAACGTGCCAGAGACTGGTCGCTGGATGGTAATCCCAGCCTGGATGGCTCGTATCCTGAAGTCTTCTGACATCAAAGATGCGTCCATCATGGGCGACGCGAAGTCTGTTCTTCGTAATGGTCGTCTGGGCATGATTGATCGTTTCACGCTGTATGTGAGCAACAATCTCCCAGCCGCCACTCAAACTGACGAAGCAGCTGCCAACGCAACAATGGTCTACGCTGGCCATCCTTCTTGCCTGGCATTCGCTTCTCAGATCGTTGAGAATGAAACTTTGCCGAACCCTGATACTTTCGGTGCTCTGATCCGTGGCCTACAGGTCTTCGGCTCTAAGATCGTTAAAGGCGAAGGCATTACCGAGGGTTGCGTTTACCTGTAATCCCCAATGACATTCCAGCCCTTCGGGGCTGGTTTGTTATTGGGTAGGGTCTTTATTGAGGGCATTACCCAATGACAAAATATATTGAAGTAAAACCGGGTGGTCGTCGGTTCGCATACAGCGATGAATACGCCGCAGCCAATCCGCACTTGAAAGTAGTGGATCTGGAAGAGTTAGAAAAAAAAGCGCCACCAAAACCTGATTACAGCACTTGGACATCCAAGCAGCTGCGCGCTGAAGTCAGGCGCCTTGGTCACAGATACGAGAGCAAACAACAAGCATTGGACATACTGAATGACATTTCTTGAGCTGACAAAAAAGCTGCGTTTTCATTGCGGCGTATCCGGCATTGGTCCGTCTAGTGTTATTGATCAGACCGGCGATTACGAGCGCCTAGTAGACTGGATCAGGGATGCGTGGACCGAGATTCAGAACACCCCAGGTTACTGGCGGTTCATGTGGAAAGAAGATAATTTCAATACCGTTGCCGGTACCATGGACTACGATATCTTCACCAATCAAAACATCAAAAAACTCTCCAAGCAGAAAGTCTATTCCCATAATGTGGCTGCCGGCCGCACCTCCATGCGCATGCTCAGATACATGGAATACGCGGTCTGGAAAGAGCGTTACTTCAAAGAAGACCAGACGAAGCAGGACGTGCCGGAGTATTTCACTATTCTCCCCAACACGCAGATGCGTATTTGGCCGAACCCCAATGACATTTACCAGATAGATATTGAGGGATGCACCCCACCAGTTATTCTGGCAGCTAATGATGACGAGCCAGCTATGCCGGAGGAATATCACATGGCCATCGTGTTTTACGCGATGATGACCTATGCCGGTTATGAGTATGCGCCGGAGCTTGCGCAGCTGGGCTCGCAGCGCTGGGTGAAATTCTACGACGAAATGAAGAAAAACCTACTCATTAAAACCAAACTGGCGCACAAACCTTTAGCATGAAGCAGAGTAAATACTTCGCAATGGGCGGCGGTCTGGATCTCAAGACGCCGCTGCTGCAGTCGGATCCAGGCAGGCTACTGATTGCCAAGAATGTCGAGCAGAAGATCACTGGTGGCTATCGCCGTGTGGATGGTTATATAAAATACGACACGAACATTGTGCCAGGCGAAGGCTCAATACTCGGTGTATGGTTTTACGACGGAAAGGTCTACGCATTCCGTAATGCTGTTGGCGGCGCAACTGCTGCCATGCATGAATCAACCGGAACCGGCTGGACAGCCAAGAAGACCGGGTTAAGCCCCGGTGGTCGTTATGAATTTGTGAACTACAACTTTGGTACGTCCAAGATGATGTACGGCGTTTCCGGTACTCATAAGGCATTCCAATGGGACGGCACAACATGGACCGATATCACTGTTGGCTGGGCGACTGATACCCCGCAGCACATTATTGCGCACAAAAATTACCTGTTTCTGAGCTATGATCAGAGCGTAGTCAACTCAGATCTGGGTGTGCCGACGGCTTATACCGGCGTTGGTGGTGCTAATGAAATTCGCATAGAAGACGGCGTTACCGGGTTTATGCAGATGGCCGGTGGTGTTTTAGGCATTTTCGGACGCAATTCAACCAACCTACTGTCAGGCTCTTCCGCCACTGACTTCAACATGTCCAACCTGTCTGAACACGGTAACCGGATCGGCGCAATCGAATGGTCGCTGCAGCAGCTTGGTGCACGGGTCAGATACTTTGATGATCGTGGTGTAACAGAGCTGGGTGCGTCAGATCGTTTCGGCGATTTTCAGGATGCCATGATCTCGGTCAATATTAATGACTGGTTGTTACCGAAAAAAAATCTGGTGAATGCATCGTGCATTGTGCGCAATAAATCGCAGTACAGATTGTTCTTCAATGACTCAACCGGCATGAGCTTTACCTTTCAGGGTGACACTCTGGCCGGTATTACGACGTTTGAATTCCCATTGGAAGTGAAATGCGTTGTATCAACCGAAGATAGCAATGGTGACGAGGCTATCTACTGGGGATCGACTGACGGCTATATCTACGAAATGGATACCGCCACCAGTTTTGATGGCGCCAATATCGTCACACTCATGTACACCCAGTACACGTTCATTGATAGTCCGCGCAAAAGAAAGCGTTTTCGCCGTGCTATTTTTGAAATGCCAGCTGTTGGTGTTGCGACAGGTTCTTTGTTTGTGAAACCTGATTTTGAGGTAGAGCAGGCCGGCATTGTTCCGCAGATTGCGTACAAATCGATTGTTACCAGAGCTGGCGGCGGGGCATTGGGATCTGGGGCGCTTGGCAGCCTGGTACTTGGCAGCACATTAATAACGGAGGGCCAGCTGGATATACCCGGACATGGCGCTTATATTGCGATGATTTTTAGTTCCGACGATCAGAACATAGGCTGGGAGATCGACGGCATCACTTATGACTATTTAGAAGGCAGAGGCAGGCGCTAATGGCGAACGAATATTACGATAATACCAAGGTAGACGGAGAATTCTGGACTGCTTCAGATGTCGAGTCCATTGAGGACGGTTTCGACAAGCTGCCGACACTGACAGGAAACGCGAACAAGATCATCACGGTTAATGCTGCTGGAACAGCTTTAGAGGCGAAGTCCGCTACTCTCAGCGCAACAGATCTGAATATCACTAATCTGACTGTAACCGGGCTATTTACGTCGGTCGGCATCGATGACAATGCGACAGTAGGTCCGGTACTCACGCTTGCCAACGATAGCGCAATTATAGGTGGCGCTCTTACCCAGACAGCTCTTGCGCCGATTTTTACCATCATCGACAGCAACGCGACCAACGCCACAGATTTCAACGGCTTTATCGAGTTTGAAGAAGGAAACACGAATACAAACGTAGGTCGTATCGGTTTCTTGTCAGGCGCCAACGATACCCTGGCAATGGAAAGCGATGGCTCCATTCAATTCCGCACTGGCGGCACCACCAATGCATTAACGCTGGGCGCTGGTCAGTTGGCTACCTTCGCCGGGAATGTATCAGTAGAAGTAGGCACATTCACTTCACGCGGCATCAACGATGACGCCACATCTGAACGGATAAAAATTAATGATACATTCACCTATGTCGGCACGACAGCTGCTGACTATGCCATATTAAAGCCTGATACTGCGGCGTCACTTATAATTGGTGGGGGTAATGGTTCTGATGATGGTAGCAACATTATCCTGCGGGGTTCTACTGATACGGATGGTGGAGATACGTTATTCAGAGCAGGCACTGAAACCTGGATGCAATGGGATGAATCAGGTGGCACGCTCACGCTGAAATCAGGAACAGGCAGCTCCAAACCCACTGAAGTGACAGTAACCAGCAATAAGATTATTTGCGGTAATGATTTGACAACCACATTCACCATCAGCAGGGGCTTCACAGGAAATCCTGTCACCGGTGGCCTGCACATTAATGGAGGATATATCCCAGGCTGGGGTGCCAATATTGAGCTTGAAGATAACTTGCTTACCATGGATATAGGCACATACGGCATCTATTCCTACACCAACAGCTCAAGTGGTTCCCATGCATGGAATGCTGGTGGCCTTACAACTAAATTCCAGCAGATGAAGTTGCAGGCAAATAGACTTGAGCTAAGTAACAACACTTCCGGTGTAGCTGAAGTATTTTACATTTCAGGCAATAACGACGAAGGCCAAATCAGGCTGGGCTATCCGTTCGGTGGGGCTTATCTTTCAATTTTTCCAGACAACAATGCCTCTAACGCAGGTGACTTGATTCTACGGGGTCTGGCTGGCGATATTCTTGAGTGGGATAACAGCGCAGGCACGATTACTTTTGACTGCGGTCCAACAGGTTCGCGCATTACCAGCAGTTTCCAGATCGAGGCTAACGGTACGCTGAATGTCGCTGGTGTAACCAACTACGAAACCCTGGTAACGGCTGACGACGATATTCCTAATCGTTTGTTCGTGATGAATGAGATTGCCAATGCGATTGATGGGCAGCACACGATCTATATGCCTGCGTCGGCCATGTATCCAAGCACTACCAGTGGGGCGTCAGCAGTCAGTGAGGAATTGGCGACCAATGATGTGCAGGTCTTCGGTTTTGATTTCGATGCCTCCCTTGCTGAAAGGGTGCAATTTGCTATCCAGATGCCAAAATCATGGAATGAAGGAACGATTGTTCCTCAATTTATCTGGAAAGACGGCGCTACAGCAGGCACGGGTAATGTCAGGTGGGCTATACAGGCAACGGCAGTAGCCGATAATGACGCAATGGACGTTGCATGGGGCACAGCCTCCAACACGGTAGATACATTCCTTGCCGCTGGTGACTGCCATATTACGGCAGAAGGCGCGGCATTTACGGTTGCTGGCTCACCTGGCGCTGAAGAGCTGGTGAATTTCAGGGTCTATCGTGATGCCGCCAACGCAGCAGACACCTACACGCAAGATGCCAGGCTTATCGGTGTAAAACTACACTGGACAGCTGACGCACCAACGGACGACTAATGGCATTAACAACTAATCGATTAGTCGGTTTCGGCTCAGGAACGCAAAACTTCAGTGGCGCGAACATACTCGAAGCAGACCATATAGCGGATTACAACAACAGCACGATTGCCACTACTCATACCTATAGTGGCAGCAATATCGGCGCTGCTGATTCAGATCGTTATGTTGTTGTGACTGTCTGCTCAAGTAGTGCTGACATTGGCTGTAATGTCGATATTGGCGGCCAGGCTGGAACTTTAGCTGTTGAATATAACAATCCGACATTCGATCACTGGACCGCTATTTACTACCGCAAGGTAACTGCTGGCACAACAGCAACCATCGCAGTTAATTCTAATGACGCGAATACCATGTCGGACTCAAGTATTTCTATTCACAGGATAGTGGTAGCCAGTGGTATGACGTTATCGGTACATGATACAGATAATGGTGGCGGAGCTGGCGCAGATAACTGGTTCGTTAATGTTCTTGGCGGCGGCATAGTTCTTGCGAGCGCCATCTGTCAATGGGACACAGGTACCAATCCGATTCTGGGGCAGAACCTGACGGTCGAATACCAATGGGATGCTGGAACCGTGCGATATGGACATGGCCACGCGTACTTTCAGCAGTTAGCAACAGAAAAACCTTATGGACTGTATCAAGCCTCCTATACTAATTTTTCAACTGCAGTAGCCTCATTTATAGCGAGTTAATTATGGAACATGCACTTATTACGAGAGATCTTTTAACAGTTATAAAGCGAAGGGATATTGATCCGTCAGCCGTTATCCCGCCAGGCTCATTGCATATCGATAAACCTTACTGGGTGCCGTATAACAGGATCACCAATGACACCAGCACTGGGCCTAATAAAACCTATGAAAACCCGGTAGAAACCATCTATGCTGATAGGGTTGAATTGGTCACTGAGATCAGAGACAAAACACCAGTAGAAATTGATGCTGAAGACGATGCAGTCGCGGCTGATATGATGGATAATGCCGGTGTTGTAAGAGCATTGGCGCAAACACTTTTTGAAGTGGTCAATGATGTACGCGTCTTGAAGGGCCAGGGCACGATTACTGGCACGCAATTCAAGACATATTTGAAAGGCCTGATAAGGCAATAACCTAAGAGGAAAACGTAATGGGAAAAAATGAAGAAACCCCAAGAATCGTTATTGATGAAGTTGAATACACCCAGGATCAGCTGAGTGAAGAGCAGATTACTCTAATTAATCATGTGGCGGATCTTGACCGCAAGATGGGCCAGACCAAGTTTAATCTGGACCAGATGCAGTTCGGTCGCAATGCGATCATGGCGCAGCTGCAGGCGTCACTTGCAGCCTCAAAAGAAGAGCCGACAGAAGAAGCGGCAGCCTAATGACTCGCGGGACTTCGGTCCCGCTTTCTTTTTGGAGATAAGAATGAGAATTTTTTTTGCATCATTGTCATTGCTACTCTTGTTGCTACTGAGTGGATGCTCTGGCATTTCTGAGGTGGTGCGCACAGGTGCCAAGGCCAATGACGATGCAGTGACAGCTTCAGAATTCACGATCTGCTATGGCGCCTCAGTAGGTGCTATCCGGAGATCCTTTAATACGCCAGAACGCATTGAGGCGTGGAAAACAATGTGCTTGAAAGAGGACGGGTTTACCCCGGATTGAAATGAGTTTTTCAGGCACACCAATTACAATCTGGGTCAGAAATGGCCGAGACATGATGCTGGTCGAGGAATTGAGCTACGTCGATCAGCAGGGCAAAGTCTGGACTGCAAAAACCAACGTACCTTACGATGGCGCTTCAATACCCAGATTCCTGTGGCGGGCGATTGGTTCACCTTTCACTGGACATTATCGCCGTGCAGCCTTGCTGCATGATTCCTATTACGCTGACCATAGAGGCGAGACTAGAAAAGATGTGGACAAAATGTTTTACCAGGCAATGGTGGAAGACGGCGTGGCACGGATTAAGGCCCAAAGTATGTACTATGCTGTGCGGTGGTTCGGTCCAAGGTGGTAATAGTGACCGATCATGATTATGAGGCCGGAAAGCGTGATGGGAAAATTGAGGCACTCGAAGACGTGATATCAAGACACAATGAAAGGCTTGACCATCATGAGCGCCGCCTGGCTATGCAAGAAAAAATTACTTACGGATTAATAGGCGCAATCGCTCTGGCGAATTTCCTGCCAGACATAAAGCGCTTATTTATGGGCGGATGAAAGAAAAATTGATATTTATGCTGGTCATTATTGTTCTTGGCTACATGGTTTATGTAAGAGCAGAAATGCAGGAAGAGCATGCACACTTTGTGAAAGCCGCTCAAGATTTCATGGGACAAGGCGACAGATTTACAAAGCAGCGCGGTGACGCGATGGAAATACGGTTAATGGCCGTTGAGCAGCGACAGGAAGTTATCATTCAATTACTTGGTGGAGATGATGGAAATAAGAAAAATAATTGATGCATGGCCAATCATTGCCGCAGTAATTTCCACGACAACTGCATTTGGCGCAGGATTCCAGAAGATCAGTACGCTTGAGCAGGCTGTGACGCAGCAAGTGCAGAATGAGCAAGTTATTCAAGAAGTAAAAACCCAACAGGCTGCAGCAGATGCCAGGCAGCGGTTGATATTAGATCAAGTTAGCGCACAGCGAAAACTGCTTGAGCAAATGCTATTGAAAATGAACAACGGAGACTAAAATGGCAGTCACTTATTACGAACCACTCGACCAGTATTACAACGCGCAAGATATTGTTACACCTGGCTACTCAATATTAACAGGGTTTGGCGGTGACAAATTTGCCGGCGATAGCAACTACACCAAAATCGGAACTATTCAAAAACCGATGGATGACAGCGGAGGATCAACTTACACAGAGATTCCGCAGTATGTGAAGAATGACAGTTTCTATAATTTGGCCAGCCCCAGTGACGTAACCAGTGTTCAAGACCAGCTCAACGAAATGGACACTTACTGGAAGCAGCAGTTTGATGCATTGTCTGGCGGCTCCGGCACAGGTGGATATACTCCTGGCGGACCATACGAAGGCGGGATCTTTGAGCCGCAGTCAATGGGCGCATGGGATACTGGTAAAGGCTTCAAGCCTGAAGTTGTTGGTTATGACCCTGTACTGGGTGAAATCACTGACCAGATGTTGGTAGAAAAGCGCCTCCAAGGGCTGCTCGATACCGATAACCCGTATATCCAACAGGCACGCCAGCAAGCGATGGAACAGGCGAACGCCAGAGGCCTTCTCAATTCCAGTATTGCTGCAGGTAACGCCCAGCGCGCTGCCATCGAGTCGGCTATGCCGATTGCCCAGCAAGACGCTGAAACCATGTATAAGCAGAGCCTGGCCAATCAGGATGCCCGCAACAAGTCAGATCAGTATTTCGCTGATGTCCAGAATCAAGCGGCCACAACAGCAAGTCAAAACCTAGCCCAGCAGTACCAGATGTATCTGGATACTGATTACCGTGACTACCTGATGAATGCTGATGCCAGTATTCGTGAACGACTGTCAGCGATTGATCAGCGTTACGCATTGGATCTGGAAACCCTGAAGCAGGAATACAGCATCATGGAAAATCTGGACTCTGCAATGGCCGGCATGTACTCAGACACCATCAAGTCGATCTCCACGTTCCTTGATAATCCTGACATGAGCGCCACGCAGCAGAAAAATGGCCTGTCTGTCATTGTTGGTAACCTGAAGGCTGGACTGAACTTCCTATCAGGACTCAGTTCTATGCCAGGCACAACTACAACATGATCAGAAAGGCTCGGCCTGACGATTATAAAAAACTGCTACCTTTATTTAAAAAGGCGCATGCATTCACCGTTTATCGGGATCAGCCGATGGATGAATTGCATTTGCGCCGTATGGTAACGGTAGGGGCCGTATTGCCTGCTTTTCACTTTGAAGTCGTAGAAATCGATGGAGAATTGGTTGGCATGTTTGGCGGCATGGTGGATACCAGTATATGGGGTAGTAAGCGAGCCGTAGAATTGATGTGTTTTTCTGACCGGTCTACACATCGTCTGATAAGGAATTTCGAGAAATGGGCAGCGAGCCAAGGAATCGATACGGTCATATTATCGGATGAAAGTAAAAATGATAGGTACAGAAAAATGATGAATATTTTGGGTTATAACGAGGATGGGGTGTTCTACTCCAAAAAGGTGATATAAATGTCAGGTCCAGTCGTAGCGTTTATTGGTAAGGTGCTTGTTGGTGCCGCAGTAAGTCATGTGGTCACAAAGATCACGGGGAATGAGCTGATCGGTTCTATAGCGGGCATGGCCTTTGGTGGGACACTGTTCGACAAGGGTGCCACGGCACTTGGGTACGGCGCTGATGCAGCGGCGAATGTCGGCTCGGAAATAGCTGTGTCTGCTGGCACGTCCGGCGGCGCTCAGACTTTGTTCGGCGCTGGCACGTCTGGTGAATGGGCAAACTTCGGTTCAGCGCCATTTGATGCTATCGGTGCTGAAGGAATCTCAGGCGTATTGCCAGCAGGTTCTGCAGCAGAGTTTGCAGCATTCGATTCAATGGACTTCGACGCAGCGGGTAACGCGATTACCACGTCTGGCTCTTCAGTTGGCAATGCAACGGAAGGCGGTATCCTCGACAAGCTGGCCGGCAATGATGTTGTCGCCGAAACAGCCCCAGGTGAGCCATCCGGATTGCTTTCAGATCCTATCGGCTGGATGGAGAAAAACCCAGGGCTGACACAGATTGGCGCCGGGTTCATTCAGGCTGGTCTGAAGCCTGACGAGACTGATCTTCTGCGCGAGAAATATGCATTGCAGAGTGATCTGGATGCAGAGCGCTATGCGCGTGAACACCAGTCAATCGATAATCCCGACGAGTACATCGCTCGCATGAACGAGATCAACAGCAGCCTGGCAAGCAGAGGCTACACGCCGCAGGCCGGCCTGTTACGTCAAACCGGTTATACTCCGCTCTATCAGGGTGGGCAGAATGCAAACTACAAAAAAATGCTGGACCGCCAGCGTGAGGGGATGGTGAGAACATGAAGGGCTTACTCGACGAAGAAGAAATGACGCCAGCAGCTGGTCCAGAAATGGCACAGGAACCGGTGCAGCAGCAAGGTCAGTCTGCTACACTTGATGACGTTAGTGAGGAAGTAAAACCTCTCATGAAATACGCTATCGAGATGCTGTATGGTGAAAATTTTGAAAACCTTATTCAGATGTTTCAGCAAGGCGGAAATCAAACCTTCGCCGTGTCGATGTCTACAGCAATCAATGGGGTTCTCGATAGACTCGAAAAGGAATTTGGAGAATTACCCCAACAAGCCGCTGCCGAGATCGGTGTCAAGCTGTTCGAGATTCTGCTCGAAGATATGGCAGCAGGAGGCGTAATCAATGGCGACGAGCTGGGTCAGCAAGAGATCATTCAAACCATTCAGCTCACGCTTACCAACTGGGCAGAAAAACACCCAGGTAAATTCAATGAGCAGGAATTTGCGCAGGGCATGGGCCAGATGGCACAGCAGATGGGCGCAGAACCTCAAGCGCAAGCAGCGCCTGAACAGGGGGGCATTTTGTAATGAGTTTTAACTGGTCAAATGCTGCAGCCGGCGCAGCAGGCGTTGTTGCCGATCAGGCCGGGGATATCCTAGAAATGCGTCGTAAAGAACGGCTGATACAGGTACAGGATGAATCATGGATGAAACGCTATGACCGAAAGCGCACTGATACACTGGACGATAGAGTAGATCAGCGTCAATATGACAGAGGTCTGCTGGGTGACGAGCGCGCCTATACCGAAGGCCAGAATGAGCTGAAGCATCGGCGTGCGCTCGAATCGACTGAAAATCAGTACAAGATGCAGGATAAATACCGCAAACCTGATTACATGCTGACTGAAGATCCTATAACAAAAAATCAGCATGTCGTGGAGAAGAGGCCAGGTGCGCTTGGCCTATTCGATGAGGGTGTTAATTATTCTGATGAAGGCCCAGTGCAGCCGCAGCCATCATTTACGCCATTGCGCAAAGTCGAGCAATCGCGCTATTCAGCCACAGCCGACCAGACCGATAAAAAGGTACTGCAGAATCACCTGAAGCTCCTTACAGAGCAAAACGGCGGCATGCGTCCAGAGCCAGGCGATCCATTATATGTGGAATATGAGAATGCGAGTAACAGGCTGAATACTTTAATGAACATGCAGGGCACAGGCGGCGGAGGATCTGGCGGCAATGGCAGTAACTTCCGACCTTCACCTTCCATGATTGAGCGCATGGATGTTGGTATGGAAATGAGGCACAGGCCTACAAACACAGTATGGCGTAAAAATGCTGACGGAACTGTAGAGAAAATCAAATAATGGCATACGGCTATTTATCTGACGAACAGAGAGATATTCTCAATCGTCAGCAAAACGCTGCGGATGAGTGGAGCCAGGATGACTGGGAGCCAGTCGGTTCCTCAATGGATGACTGGGAGCCAGTTGGTGCCTCAATGGATGACTGGGAGCCAGTGGCCAATGAGGAAGAAAGAGACTGGATCGATGACAGCTGGCTGGGCGCTGTAGGAGGTGGTTTCCAGAAACTTTGGGCTGGCACCAAGGCGGCCTGGAATACTTCTGTTGGCGATCTCGATGATGTCGTGGCCAATGCTGCTGATCTTGAATCGGCCAACGTCACTGATGATCAGAAGCTCTTTTATGATGCGCTGGCAAAGCGTATGGAAGAGGGCGATGAAGGTATTCTTGATGGTATCTCCAATGTAGCCGGTGCTATCTGGGAATCGCCATTGGGTGCGCTCGATGAGCTGGGTGCCCAGCTGCCGAACATGGGTGTCGCTATGGGCGGCATGATGGCCGGTGGTGCAGTCGGCACAGCAGCAGGTCCAGTCGGCACAGTTGTTGGCGGCCTTATCGGATTGTTCGCTGGCAACACCTTGATCGAAACCGGCTTCAAGGCAACAGAAAAGGCCAAAGACAAAGAATTTACCGAGCAAGAGCGTATCGACGCCTTGTCTGAGGGCATTATCAAGGGTGGCGTAATTACCAGTGTTGATGCTCTTTCCATGGGTCTGTCAAAGTTGATTCTTGGCGTACCTGGCAAAGCTGTAGAGCAAGCTGTATCCAAGGTTCTGGCACGCAATGGCGTTGATGTGGCCGACAAAACAGCCGTTGCTGCTGCCATGGCTGACAGGAATATTGCCGAACAGGTTGTCGCAGCCGGTGGTAAAGCATTTACCGAAGCGACCACCAAGGGTAAGAATATCGCCCGTGGTGTTGGTGCATTCTCGAATGAGACATTCGCCGAGGGTATCGGTGAATATGCCGGCGAATTAGCTGCAACCGGTGAAGCGTCCGCCACGGATGCTGTACTGGAATCATTGATGTCGGCTCCAATGAGTATCGGCGAGCTGGCCGTGGTCAACAAGCTGAAAACCGGTGATACCGTCACCGATGCGGTAACCGACAATACCGGCGTGGACATGACCAAACCTGAAGAGGTTCAGGGATTTGCTAAATTTCAGCAGGACATGCGCGCGGCTGAAGAACAAGCGGCAGCAAAAGCTCTAGAACCAGTCAGCTTTAACACAACTGATATCGTCCAGCCATACCAAAGCACGGCTGACATGGATCGCCTTCGACCAAATCCTTATACGGATGCCGCGACATCACATCCGCTGCCGCACGTCGAAAGAGAATACAAAAAGGTCGAGGCATTAACGCGCCCGATCATCAATGAAGAAATTCTGGTGCAGCCACAGCTGCAGCCAACTGATGCTGCAATGCCAGTAGGCCAGCCAGCACTACCCGCGACCCCGCACAGAGCTGGTCTGCCGGCCCCTATTAATATGGGTCATGCCCCGGTCACGACTGAAGGCCCAACCACCAGGTACGGCATGCGCATTACCGAGCAGGGTAGCCTGATGGTAGAGGGAGATCCCGGTGCTATCCGCAGGGATCTGAAAAAAGCCGGTATTGAGGCCAAGGGCATTTCCACGGGCGAAGGCGTGCGCTTTGCCAAGAAGTTTGCACAGGACGTGTTGCAGGCGCTCAGAACGCCGCAGCCAATACAGGAAACCGAGCAGGAACAGATGTTCGATGAGCGCGGTATGCCTGAGCAAGTCAAAGGCGAGCCGCCAAAAGATTTCGGCGGACCAAAGGGTCTTGATCGTATTCAGGATATAACATTCAGGGCTGGCCTGAAGAATATGACTGCCGAGCTGGTTGAAGGTGGTGACATCCAGTATACCTACGACGAGAACGACCGTATCACAGGGCGCACGCCATCCATCAATCCCGACTGGTTCCAGAGTGGTGGATATCCCAGCGTCAAAGCGCTGAGAAATGCCGTCGATAAAGCCCTGGCGGGAAAACGTCTAGGTATTCGCCAGCAAGAATGGGTGGAAGGCATGCTGGACATGCTGGAAATGGAGCGCGTCGAAGGTCAGGACTATGTTCACGAAACGCTGGCCGAAGAGAACATCGATGGCATTGCGCAGGAATATTACGAGTCTGACTGGGATACGGAAACCAGGTCTATTGCTGATCTTGTTGTAGCTACAGAAAATGCTGGTGTGGATCCAGAGGTTGTTATGAACCTACTGGAACGCAATTTGAGCGATGCCGCCATCGTTCGTGAATTAACACGTTTGAAGGAGAATGCCGATGGGCAAAAAGTGCAAGAAGGTCGCAAGCAAGATGAGGCAGAGGACTTCCAGCTCGAAACATACACCGAAGAAGACATCGCCAAGCGCGAAGCGCAAAAGGTAGAGCCAGAGCCTGAACCTGAAGGTGAATTTACCCTGACCGGCTCAGATCGAGAAGTTGATCAGCGAGAAGCGCGTGGCCAGACCAATCTGCTGGATCAGATCGAGAAGACTGAGACAGAAGAGTATATTGGCCTGAAGTTCACTGAGCAGTTTGAAATTGAGCCAAACCCACAATCTGATACGTCATTCTTTGTTAAGAATAACCCGAAGGAAAAGCTCACAGATCATTTCAAAGTTGGTGACATTATTGTCAAGATCGACAGGAATGAGGCTGGCGGACGCGAAGTTGAGTACCGGGTAACTGAGCTTGCCAATGATATTGAAGGTGATACTGATTCTGCATTCATGAGGTTAGTGAGAGTGGAAGAAGGCGCAGACTTCGAGATCCTTGGTGCTGGGCAGAATGAGACAATGAGTTTTGTTGCTGTCCAAAACGGCAAGGTCATAGATCATCTTTGGTACACAAACGGTATCGAAGGCTATGCTGACGGAAATGAATATCAGCTGATTCAGCGCCCAGGTGAAACATTTGAAGAATATGATGCCCGTGTGCTAAAGCGATCTGAAGAGGCTGTCGCTGGTATTGACTATAAGATCGACGAAGAAGCAGAAGCGGCTGAAGATGCATTTCGTGATGAATTCGGTAACTGGGACGGCTTTACCGTTTCTGAAGAATACTTCACACCTACCCAGGGTAGGGTAAATTTAAGAAAGAAGGAGCAGACACCTCCGCAGGTATCACAGGCTGAAGCAAATAAGATTATCAAAGGCTGGAAGCAGGCTGCCAAAGACGCAGGCAAAAACGAAGATAACAGCAATAGAGTTATCATTTCCCTGTTTGACGCAACAGGTGAAATCAGTAAGCCGTGGAAGGACGCTGGCTACCAGGTTGTTCAGTATGACCTCAAACTTGGCGATGATATTTTTAAGTATCCGCCAGTGGGGCAGATTCAGGAAATTAAGGACGCTGGGTTCGAGATCGTCGGCGTAATCGCGCAGCCGCCTTGTACTTGTTTTGCAGCATCTGGTGCTCGGTGGTGGAATGAGCGACACGATCCAAAGGACAACGACATGGTAAATGCCATGTTCGGACCAGACGCTGCAGAATACTTCAATGAGCCAAAGCAGTACACCAAAGCGCTGGTAGCTATGACGGACATGCTGATTGGCCTGGCGGAACCTACACAGTTTACTGTACTGGAAAACCCGGTTGGTAGAATCGCTTCCGAAATGGGAATGCCAGAGGCAACACTGAAGTTTGAGCCACATCATTTTGGCGATGACTACACCAAGAAGACCGACTTCTGGGGCAACTTTAATCCGAACCTGCCGACTGCAAACGTAGATCCTAAACAAGGATCATTAATGCATAAAATGTGGAGCAGGGCTGAGAAAGATGAAGGTCTGCGTTCATTGACGCCAGAGGGTATCGCTTATGCCTTCTTCGTGGCAAACCACAAACCAGTCGAGCAAAAAGCGGCAGAGCCAGGATCTCCGAGAGCGAAAGGCGAAGCAATGTTCGACAAGTCTTATGAGGACAGGCTGCCAGCTGGGGAGAAGAAAAAATTCGTTGATGGCTATATTGCCGGCCTGGCAGGAATAGCGATCAATGACAATATGATCGAAGGCAAAGACCTTGGCCTGTATTCCGTGGCCAACACCATTGGCCGAGCAGACGCACGGACCAAGACTTTTGATCTGACCGGCGAAGAAAATACTATTGCTTTTGCCGAAAATCTTGAAGCGGAATATGACGCAAAAAGAGGCGAGCGCCAAGCAGAAGAGCAGGCCAAACGTGACAAAAAGCTGAAGCAGTTCCGTGAGCAGGAAAAGAAAGACATGGCTCGCGCCGAGCGCGAGGCAGAGGAGCGCAAGGCACAAGAAGAGCTGGAACGCAGAACACTGCAGGAAACAGACGTGGTGCCGAAGAATGGGAAACCGTTCGCAACAAAAGGCGCCGCCAAAAGTTTCCAGACGAAGAATGGCTACAGCAGCTACGAGATTGTTGAAGTCGGTGATTCCAGTGGAAATACCGGGTATGCGCTACGCAAACCAGAAGCTCAAGAAACAGTGAGTCAGCAGGATGCAGAAATGGCTGCATTCATGGATAATATTGACAAACAGACTGAGAAAAAAGGCAGGCCACTTGCTAAAATAAAGCTGGTTGATAAAGAAACCGTGCTGGATCCAGAAGGCAATGAAATTGAGATCGAGACACGGGCAACAGCCGAAGAGCTGGTAGCAGAGCAGCAGCAACAGCTGGATATGCTTGAGAAACTGAAGGAGTGTCTGGGATGAGGCAACTGTCATCGAAAGAGCTGGCGGCGCTTGAGAGGAAATCGAATACGAGGATCAAGCGTAAACCGAATAAAACAACTCCGGTTGCACCAGCTGCAGAAGCTCCACCACCGATTATTGTTCCAGACAATTCAGAGAAAGTAGCTACCCAGATGAAGCAGGCGGTTGATACTATCTACCAGATGAATGCTGATCAGATGAATCAGGTGCAGCAGATCCTGCAGGAGATTGCAGGCAACAGGATAAAAAGAATGAATGTCCATCGATACGAAGCTGGCGACAGGAAAGATCTCATCGAATATGTGGAGTTCATTTAATGGCAATCAAGAACACAGATGTAAATGATGAATATCCTTATATATTCATGGTCAACCAGACCATCCAGCAGCGGATACCAGACACCGCGTCAGAAGCGTCCCAGTATTTTCTTACCATGGTCTTGAAGCACTATAAGATCGAAAACGATACAATCGTATTCGATGATGACAGCCAGTTTACAATCGATATCGAAGACTTCACTACAGAAACACTGATTGCCGCCGGGCAAGGTGATATGACCTATGCCGATGCTCATACTGCACAGCAGCTTGGCATTTGTAAGTTGGTCAGCGATCATACTGGAAAAATATTTGAGGTAATCTGATGGCTGTAAGTATTAACGCATCGGGTACTTTCTCTGTAGTTACAAGGGCTACAGGTGCGGATTGTGAAAACACAACCAACTGGTCACTCGTAAAACTAGAAGGCGGCGGTGGTACTCCGTCTATCGTGAACTCGGTGGGTTCTACCGACTTGTTCGTGGAAGGCTCCAACGCCATTGAAACCACGACCAACAAACAACGCATCATGATGCTACACACCCCAGGTACGAGCTACGATTTTACGTCTGGCAGTACCGGCTCCGGCACAGTAAAAATTCCCGGTGGGTTGTTTTGGGCATGGTCTACGTTTCTTGCATCAGGCTCACTCTTAACTGAGGCAAGCGGCGGCTACCAGATGATGCTGGGTGACGGCACGAACCGAGGCTTTTGGAATATCGCTGGTTCTGACACATATTTAGGCGGGTTTAAAAAATGGGCAATCTCTATTGACCTATCCACCCGATTCACTACTGATGACGCAGGTACACCCCAGATTGGTAACATTACCGAGTTTGGTGTGGTTACAGACGTGGGCACGGCGACTACACGTTTTGCCAACTTTGTTATTGACGCCTACGACATCGGTGACGGCCTGACATTCACCGGCTCCACTACCAGTGATGCATTATTTCTTGAATCATTTAACGCGCAAGATACTAATAAAGTAGGTATTCTTTCTAACGAAAACGGGATTATCTTTGCGCAGGGCAATATCGAGTTTGATGGCTCAAGTCAGGTATCAGACGGTGAAACAATGGTGTTCACTGACACGGTGCTGGACTCGACCTACACCTATACCTGTGACTTTACCGGCTCCCATACCCTGACAAACTCCACCATCGGAACAGCTGGCGGCGTGGGAGTCAATATGGACACGTCATCGGCTACATCGTTCTCGATGAGTGGCGGTTCAATTTATGGCCCCGGTACGGTCACCACGGCAACGGGCCAGACACTGGATAATGTGGTTCTGACATCACGGACTTCCATAACGATAGGTAACACATCGAACGGATGTGCTGCTGTAGGTTGCGGCCAGATTACAGTCACTGGTGAAGTGGACAGTTGGAGCGTAAGTGATTCAACCGTTACCAGTGATGCCGTACTGACCACCGCCAATACGAACAAAGTGGACAAATGTTCACTGACCAAACATTCAACTAATACCCAGTACGCCGTGGAGCTGACCGGATCTGCTGCGACCTACTCATGGAGTAACACGCTGTCTGGTTTCAGAGCTGGTGCGACTGGTAGCCCGATTACCCCGTATTACGAGGGATCGACAGCCAACGGCAATGAGGCGCTGTTTATTAATGCCGCCAGCGGTACGTTTAATATTTCGGTGGCAGACGGTGCGTCTGTGCCATCTGTTGCTTTGCCAAGCGGATCAACCGCTACAGTAAATGTAACCGCGAACCAGATCACCCTGCAGGTAACTGTGCTTGATGACGTAACAGGTAGCGCAATCGGTACCACATCAAGAGTCTACCTACACAAGGTGGGCGATACTGGCACTGTCTATCTCAATGGGGCGACAAATGCTTCGGGTGTGATTAGTACCCAGATCGACTATGACGCTGACACTAACGTCACAGGCTGGGCGAGAGATATGGATCTGTCAGGGGAAGATTATGTTCCGGCTGACATTAATGGGCAATACACCAGTAGTGGTTTTTCAATAACGGTCAGATTAAAAAGAGTCTAAATCAGGAGAAGAATAAATGGCTATTTATGACGTAGGTGCTACGGCGACAACCGCTGTAGCCGCGTTTTTAACGCAGTTCAGTATCAGTGCAACCGGTGATGTTCGATACGTTTCCGGTACCGATACATTCCATGTGACCTGGCTCGATAGAGCACTACAACACAAGGTATGGGACTTCACTACCAGTTCAGATGATCTGGTCAACCTGGCAAAACCAAACCCCAGCACATCGGCGGCCTTGGGTACCATCATTACCTTGCAGGATCACACCACCAACTACGGTGTCCGATACAATATCGATGACACGGCGGCACAATATTTCTTTGGCGGCTCAGTAGAGCAGCAGAACGCTTCTGCCGAGCTGGAAAGATATTCAGGTCTGATCGTACTGGGCTCTGTAGCCAACACATCCACCACGCTGCAGATTTTGCAGAACAACGCGCTTGTCACAGAGTTCTGGGGCAATGTTGCTAACGGCTGGAACCAAACCGATGGCTCCACTCTTCTGCGCGTACTGGTGAAAACCTATGCAGCCGATGCTGAGATAGACGGCTCTCGCGTCAATGTGAAAGCGGCCCACTGGGGCGATACCTATTCCGTATGGGAAACCACGCTGGGTCTTGGTGAAAAAGTCGCGGCGATTAACACCTTTGCTGATTCGCAGAACGACACTGCTGAAGCGACCGTAAATACCTGGGGCTCTATTACTACCGGGCTGCAGGGTATCGACCTGATCGATGTTGATGGTAACGGCGACAAAGAATTCGTCGGCACCCTGTCTTATGTGGGCGTCGGTAACGCTGATAAGAAATCACTGTATCAGCGCGTTAAATCGATGTTTGCTTACAACACCACCAACACGCCTTGGGGTTTTGATGGTGACTTGTGGACCGCACGCGTCTATGACTGTGACAACTTGACTTCCGGTTCTGGCACTTGGGTACAGGACGAACAAGTATCGTGGGGCACAGGTGCTACAGCCGGTACAGGTACGCTGATGGGTGTTCGTAACACGGCAGGCTCATCAAACACGCGCATGGTCATTCACTTGGAAACGGGTGTTCCGCCAGATGCTACGGTAACTCTATCAGGTGCGACTGGTTCCCAGGCTATGTCTGAAGCATCAAGCGCTCTTGCTACCAATGCCAACTGGATCGGCCAGTTCTACGGCTCTGCTTGGATCGCCGCGTTCGGCGTTGGTATCAGCGCTGGCGAATTGGAATTCGGTGATTCTGTTACCTCTCTGGATAATCAGCAGCCTACTGTTCCTCAGAACGTAACACTGACGGTGAATGTCGAAGTCGGTAATGCTGGCGATGATCCACGCGTCTTCCTGGCGGAAAAAGATCCTGTCCTCAGTTCACCAGATTACGATAAGTATTCTGCAACTGGTGGCGAGACTACTGGCGGAACAACTATCACTGTCGCTGCGATTGATTCAGACGAGCCTGCAGCAGGCTATGTTGGTGTGCAGCACTCTGGTGATACCTTCATTACCTTCTACGAGTACACCTCCCGTACAAGCACCACATTCACACTAGGCGGAACACTGAACGGCGGTACGCTGAATAGCAATATCGTGGCAGCCGATGATATTCTGGTAGCCTTCTTGTACGAGTCCGCAACAGGCGGAGGCACTACCAAGACAGCGAGCAACACCTTTGTATTCGCCTCTGGTACACGCGACTTCATTGGCTGGGTCCGTCATGGTGATGAGACTACACCAGATAAGCCTGTACCCATATCCTTTACAGGGGTAGGATCAAACTCGGTTTCAGTCACAGTGGTACTTGAAGATCAGACCTAATGGCCTATTCAGTCAACTGGACGACTAAGTTAATAACGATCCCGACATCAGACTTAAATCTGGTGTCGGGTGATCGTTATGAGCTGCAGATGTCCGACTTTTTGATCGAGATCAGACGCCTTGAGTCATCATTTGTTGATGGTTTATGGGCAGAACAAATCTTGGCACACGATAATGCCAGGCTTGATTTCGCTGGCGCGGATTATCCACCGTTCGATGAAATCATCAATGGCTATACGGTAACCATATCTGGCTCCGCTGTGCGCTGCGATCTAAAAGGGTCGAATAATAACTTTATTGACGTATATGTGAACACCAACGGTTGCTCTGTTGTACCGTCAAACTCTCTCGGTCTACAGCTTGTATCTGTCGGTTCAGGACTAAGCCCAGAAGAGCAGACACAGCTTTCAGATATCAATAACAGGTCTGATGAAATGTGGCGCAGACTGGATCTTGATGTCAACAAACCTAATACTTACAACAACGACGGTACCCAGATCACCAACGACGACTACACGCTCGATAGGAATGATAACGGTAACGGTTCATTTACTATCCAGAGGTCATAATGGCAGCGAGCTGGAACAATTTCGTACAATCAAAGACAACCACGCAGACGTTGCAGGCATCATCCACGATGGATATTGCAGCGGCTATCGCTCCATGGACCACGCCACCAGATCCAGCTGGCGGCATAGCCTGGGCAACCATAACCGATTCACTTTCTGCACCGACCAAATTTGAGGTAGTTTCTTACACCGGCAGGACAGGCACTGGTCCTTATACGATCACTGGCATGACGCGGGGTCTTGAGGGAACGATAGCTCAAGTCTGGCCGGCTGACAGTTTTGTGATCCAGTACATTACAGCTGACAAGCTGGTAGATGAACACAGTCTCGCATCACAAGATGGAGATACTATAATTGATGGCGGAACCTTCTGAGGACTAAAATATGGCCAACCAACTAAGAATAAAAAGATCAACAAGTACGGCGATTGGGTCTGTCGGAACGGTCGCCTTCGGTCAGTTAATCTTTACTGAAAACGATAACCACCTGTATATCGCCAACAGCTCGAACACGCCGGTTATGATCGGCTCGACTTCGGTGCTGGTTGATGGTGACTTCAGCTCGAACGGCTTCATGCGCAGAACCGGCGCTGGCGCTTACGCCATATCGGCGACGGTGGATCTGGCCAGCCAGGTAAGCGGCAACCTTCCGGTATCACATCTAAACTCTGGCACTGGCGCGACCAGCTCAACATTCTGGCGCGGCGATGGTCAATGGGCGACACCAGCTGGATCTGGCGATGTTTCCGGTCCAGGTGCGGCGGTAACCGATAATGCAATAACTCGCTGGGACACCACATCTGGCACATTGATTCAGAATTCTGTAGTCACCATTGCTGATACCACCGGTAACATGGCCGGCGTCGGCACGCTGAATACGCATACCATTCCTGGCGGAACAGGTACTCTGGCGCTTACTTCTGACCTACCTACTGTTAATGACGGCACTCTGGGATCTGCTGCAGGGACCGCTGGCGCAACCAACACCACGGTAGCACTAAACTTCTCAGCCGCTTATTCCGCCAACACGGCGTCCAACGTCACGATCAACCCGGTTGTAGGCCCGGCACTGACTTCTCTTGCTGGTCAAATGACAGGCGCTGCTGGTGCAGGTTCTCAGTTCTTATACAAGACTGCAGCCGACACGATTGCGATTGATACCAATGGCTACACGGCTGATACCGCCACAGACCTATCCGGCAAGTCATGGTTCCTCGATGATGACACGTTCACGGGCAACGATGCCACCAAGGTAGCATCACAGCAGTCAATCAAGGCCTATGTCGATGCAGAGATTTCAGCAGCCCTGGCATCAGAAATGACCTACAAAGGCGGCTTTGATCCTACCGCTGCAGCTGGCGCTGGCTCGCCAAACCTGAATACAATCACATCATCTGTCGGTGATACCTACACGGTTACCGCAGCCGGTACCTATAACTTCACGACTGGCACAGACCCTGTTCTGGAAATTGGTGACGTACTGATTGCCGAGGCCAATGGCGTCTTGAGTAACGGCGACCAGTGGACCGTCGTACAGAAAAATCTGGATGGCTATGTCCTCGATACTCGCAACATTAATACTAACGCTAACAGTGGTCTGGCTGGTGGTGGTGATCTATCTGCTGATCGGTCCCTCGAATTAGATGTGGACAACCTTTCTGTTGCAGCTGCCGTTGATGGCGCCGCAGACTCGGTGGCTATCTATGATGCTACAGCGACCAGCACAGTAAAAACTTTAATAAATAATCTGTTGGATGGCGGAACCTTTTAATCGATGTCAAACCACCTGAGAATACTGCGCGGGCTTGAGTCAGCCAGGACGACGACGCTCGGCATCCCGCTGCAGGGCGAGCTGGTCTACACCACCGATGGCAAGAAGCTGTTCATCGGCGATGGTACGACTGCCGGCGGAAATTATGTCATACCAGGCATAGTGGATAATTCTGATGCCACATGGTTGACTGTCGGTAGTGATGAGTCTTGTGCTTTCACTGGCGATGTGACAATAGGAACAAACGATACTGAAAAAGGAATCTTATCGCTGTATGCAGGTGCAACTCTTTTGCAACAACCTGAATTTCGGCTGTATACAACCGCTGACTATGACACCACTATTGACTATTGGGTACTACATAGTTTTGCTGATGGTTTTAGGCTTGGCCCAAACACAGACGATGATTATCTTTATTTAGAAAGCGATGGCACTGTTAGCATACAAGGCGGCTCTACTGTATCCACACTTCAAGTCGGCATTAACGATGTTAAAAAAGGGTCGGTATACATTTTCGGTGGCGCAACGGGAGCTACCAACGGAGGGTCTTTATATCTTTATACTGCCGGAGATCAAGACGGAGTTATAAGCTGGCATAACTTTAGAATCGATAGTGACAACCTTGTACTGGGTAACTCTGATCTTGATTACGCCACAATATACAATGATGGTGATTGTATCTGGGCTTCAAATTTTACTGTTGATGGTGCTTTCACTTCTGTTGGTATTGATGATAATGCCACTGGAATTCGTCTTGTTGTTGCAGATACTAAAGTTAGTATTGGTGATAACACTAGCGCAGCTACAGCGGCCTTAGTCACTAGAAACTCTGACGGTGCTCTTCAGATTTCTTCAACATCAAATGCTAACACTGGTTCCAATATATTGATGTATGGCAGCGCTCATGCTTCAGCTGCTAACGATATGAGCCTTAGAGCAGGTACTAATGCATTCTTAAGATGGGATGAGTCTGCTGGTAGTCTTGAATTACTGACTGGCACAGGTGCGAAAACAACAGCACTTACCATTGATTCTTCTCAAGCTGCAACATTTGCCGGTGATGTGGATGTCTTAGGAGGTAGCCTTGAAGTTGGTGTTAACGATACAACTCGCGGCGTTATTAATGTTCGTGGTGATGGTACTGGTATAGCAACTGGCGGCAGTATTTCCCTGTTCACTTCTGCTGACTATGACACCACTGTTGAGCAGTATCGCTGGGTTGTTAATAATGATGACTTGTTATTGCAGCAAAACGCTTCAACTACTTTTGCTTCATGGGATCAAGCTGGTAATTTAGTCCAGAACTATGATTTAACAGTTAATGGTGCCTTCACTTCTATCGGTATTGATGATAATTGCACTGGTGAAAGACTAAATGTTCATGATGGTCAAACTTATTTCGGAACAACTGCGACAGACTATGCCATTGTAAAAATAGACACGGCTGCTGCTTTAACAATAAGCGGAGGTAACGTAGCTGGCGATGGTGCAGCTATTACTTTACGTGGTAGCACTGATACTAATGGTAGCGATATGCTGCTTAAGTCTGATAATCAGACTTTCATGCACTGGGATGAGTCAGCAGGTACGTTAACTCTTAGTGGTGGTACTGGTACTAAAACCAGATCACTTAGTGTTTACGCAGGTTCTGTCAACATAGGAGATGGGACATCCGCAGATACTGGTGTACTTCTTAATTCCATCAACGATGGTATGTTGCACATCAATGGTAGTTGGACAGCAGGACAAGGCGGTAACGTTAAGTTATATGCTTCTAATCATGCAACTCAGGCTAACGATACTGAAATAGCTGCTGCCGGCAACACATGGTTACACTGGGATGAGTCTGCTGGTGAATTAGTAATATCGACTGGTACGGCTGCAAAGACTACTGCATTGACTGTACAGAACTCTCAAAATATCGTAGCGAGTGCTAATGCTACTATTAAAGGCGGCTCCGTTTTTGTTGGTGAGTCGGACACTACTTCTGGAAACTTGTACCTTTACGGTGCAGATGCTCTTCAAGGTGGGTCAGCTTACTTTTATAACGGTGCAACTGCTGATACAGACAATGAGTATTGGCAAGCATATTTGTATAATGACACCTTTAGAATACGCCCACAAAATCTACCCGGAGCTAATCTTCCTTGGATATTTTATCCTGATGGTCGTCTTGAAATGTACTCCCAAGGAGATACAGTCGCTGATGCTGGGTATAATGCGTTCCTACTGACTTATGCTATTTCGGGTGATGTAGCTACTACAACAGACACATGGCATCGTGGTATTAATATTGATATAGATTCGTCTGCTACTGGGGGTGACGTAAATAATGAGCACCGTATCGGTGGAGTAGTTGTTAACATTACTGCAACAGGGGATTCAGATTTAATCTACGGCAGTTATATGGTCAGTAATGCTAGTCATAGCTCTGGTACTGTTTCTACCTTAGTTGGGACTTATAATACTGCACAATCATATGGCACGTCTACTACAGTTGTAGGTGCTGCTTATGGTTCTCTTAATATGTGTTATGAAAATAATGCAGGTGTAACCTCTGCTGCTAATGGTTCTTACAATAAAGTTCTTAAACAGTCAGCAGCCACAGGTACGACTGCAAATGCGTATGGTACATACTCTGAAGTCGAAATAGATGAAGGTGCTGGAAATATTAGCACTGCTTATG